GTTCCAGAGCCATATGAAATAGAAGAAATGGCTGCTACAATAAAGAATGAGTTGTTAGAAGACAAAGGAGTATCTATTGCTACCCTAGGTCCTGTTATAAATAAATTTAAGGAAAGGCTTGCAACTGAAGTTAAGTTTGATCCTTCTACTGGAGAGAATTTTGTTTTTCAGAAGACTTTAGATGAAGATGGAGCTGAGATACTAATACCATTTGGCTTTCCATCAAAAGAAGATTGGGAAGAGTCATTCCAGCAAGGATACATTTAGAAGACTAAGTGAGATTGATATTACAATACCAACCTCAGAAAATATATCTGAAGGTGCAATAAATGAATTTGTTAAAGATCCAACTACAGGTCTTGCAGTAAACTTAGATAATATAATGAATGCTTTTGGTCCAACTATTGAGTCAGCTAAGAAAGCTGCTCCTGGAGTGGAAGCTAACTTGAAGGTGTTGGATAGTAACTTTAAAAACTTCTTTACTCAATTGGGTAAAGAACTACCACCAGGGCAAAAACCAGAGCCTTTTGTGGATCCTGAGGAGGGCGCAGAGTGAGTAAAGTAGCAGTAGTAACACAAAATAGAGCTGCAACGACTACTGTATATTCAGACTTCTTTACTGACTTTTCAAGGAATGCTGTCACAGGTCAACTCAATAAGAAGACTAATGCTGAAGCAGTAAAGCAATCTGTAAGAAATTTATTGTTAACAGATAAACTTGAAAGAGTTTTTCAACCTAATGTTGGTGGTGGATTGAGAGGATTGTTGTTTGAAAATGCTACTCCATTTACACAAATGCAAGTACAAGCATATATCAATGAAACAATAATTAACTTTGAACCAAGAGCTGAGTTATTAGCAACAGAGCTTGAGTTTAAAAATGACAAGAATGAGGCTAGAATAACAATTACTTTTGGTATTATAAATATTGAAGACCCAGTTACTTTTACTTTAGGCCTAGAAAGGACTAGATAATGGCTACGACCAATACAGAATTCTCGGTCGCCAATTTGGACTTTAGCACAATTAAGTCTAACCTAATCACGTTCATGCAAGGCCAAGATGTTTTTGCTGATTATGACTTCACAGGTTCAAACTTAAATGTATTGATGGATCTGTTAGCATATAACACATACTACAATGGAATCTATCTTAATCACGTTGCAACAGAGATGTTTCTTGATAGTGCACAGTTGAGAGACAGTGTTTATTCAATATCAAAATCACTAAACTATCTTCCAAGATCACATAGATCTGCAGTTGCATATGTAAACATCAATGTTAATCCATCTAGTAATCCACATCAGATTACTATTCCAAGACTTACAAAATTAACATCTACTATTGGCGACAATACATATACATTCTCGACTAACTCAGATATAATTGTATATTCAAACAACAGTTATCTTGCTTCTAATGTTGCAATATATGAAGGTGATCTTGTTCAAGAAGCATTCTTAGTTACAAATACATCACCTAATACTTCTTCATTCTATATTAACAACTCAGATATTGACTTGTCTAGTCTTGCTGTTAAGATAAGAACATCTAATACTGATAGTACTAATAGTGAATATACAAGAGCAAATTCATTGTTTGGTTTAACTGCAACAAGTAATGTATACTTTGTAGAGCCATCAACAAATGGTAGTTATACTATAGTACTTGGTAATGGAACATTTGGTAGACAACCTTCTAATAATAACTTATTGGAAATATCTTACAGAAGATCAAACGGAGAAGAACCAAATGGAGCTAATAGTTTTTCTGCTGATAGTATCGCTGGCCACAGCGCTGCTATTTCGTTAGTAACAAGAGCAACTGGAGGATCTGGTTCTCAAAACTTAGATGACATTAGATTTTCAGCACCAAGAGCATTGGCTGTTCAAGAGAGAGCTGTTACAAAAGAAGACTATAAGACATTAGTTGTAAATGAGTTCAATGATATATCATCCTTGAATGTATATGATGGTGCAGATGAACCGGTTCCTCAAATGGGTGTGGTTAAATTAGCAATACGAAGTGATTCATTTGATGTTCTTCCAACAACATTGAAGACACAAATAACTAACTTCTTGAAAGATAAAACACCTATTGGTATCAGAACAGATATAGTTGATCCTACATTTATCAATATTGACGTACATGCAGATGTTAAGTACAATAGAAATGCAACAGACGATAATGTAGCTACTATTCAAACAGCTGTAGAGACAACAATTGACACATTCAATACTGATAACTTAGATGACTTCTTCAAGACATTCAGAAAGAGTAAGTTGATTGAAAAGATCAATGAAACCAAAACATCTATTCTAAGTTGTGATGTTACTGTCAGAATGATGAAATTAATTAGTCCAATTGCTAATGTTGCATTTGATGAAACATTGATATACAATCAACCATTCAAAAGAGACAACCCTGTAGAACCTGTTGATCAAGGTGAATTTGTATCATTTTCTACTCCATCTGTTGAATCTGAACCATTTGTATTCCAAAATATTACTGGTGCATCAATAAGAGACAATGGAGCTGGAGCACTACAAGTTGTCACTGCTAACTTATCAAGTATAGAAGTATTGAGTTCAAATGTTGGTACTGTTGACTATGAGTTAGGTCAGATTGTAGTATCCAACTTGGTCATAAATTCTTATTCATCTGGAGCATCAGCTGGTACACTCAAAATATTTGCAAGACCCAGAGATCAAGACATCGAAGGAAAACGAAACGATGTGATCAGGATTAGAACAAACGAAACTAACGTGACCGTTATTGAATTAAGAGAATAGTATGTCATTGCTCAACACAATTCAGGATAAGATATCTCCTCTAATACAAGAGCAGTTCCCAGACGTCTACAAAGAAGATGGGAATCTTATGACTTTGTTTGTAAAAGCATACTATGAATTCCTTGAGCAATCAGACAAACCATTAGCTCAATCACGAGATCTCGCTTCTCAACTTGATGTTGATCAAACAACAACAGAGTTCTTGAATCACTTTAGAGAAACATATTTGTTTAGTATTCCAATGACAATGACAGTGGATGCTCCATATGTCATTAAACATATATTAGACTTGTATAGATCAAAAGGATCTAAGAGAGCTCTTGAGTTATTCTTCAAGTTGATATATGGTAAGAGTGCTGATCTTTATATTCCAAATGAACATCTAGCTAAAGCATCTGATGCTACATTTGTGACACCAAGATATATTGAAATCTTTGCTGACTCTACAGTTATACAAGCATTCTTAGGAAATAAAATTAGTGGTCAACTATCTGGAGCAACAGCTTTTGTTACTTCTATTGTTGATACTAGCGTACAAGGAAAAGCATTACAGATAGTTTACCTTGAGAATCTTGTTGGTGAATTTATAAGAGATGAGTTAGTTTTTGATCCAACTGGTATACACTTTGCAAGAACAAATGGTTCACTTTCTGCTGTTACTATAACAGATGGTGGTAACAGTTATACTGTTGGTCAAGAACTTACAGTCAAATCTCAATCTAACACATCTACTGTTGGTCAGATAAGAGTCACTGCAGTAGCAGATGGTACTGGTGTTCCTGAATTAGTATTGCAAGTTGGTGGATCTGGTTACAGTTCTAATGTTGCATTGTCAAATGTTATTGTAAGTAACACAATACTACAAGTAAATAACATATCCAATACCTTTACAAATCCATATGGTGGTGCTAATACTACACCAGCAAACACGTTTCAGATATTTGAAAATGTATTTGCTCCAAGAGTTGAAGTAACATATACATCTGAAGATAATATATTTGCTTCTACAGCTAACACCTCAAGTTTTGTACAAGGAATAAATTCTACAGCCGGTGTTATAGCTAATGGACATGTAGCAATCAATGATGCTGCTGAAGGAGCAACAAATGGTACGTTGCTAATATATGAAACCTCTGGATCATTTGCAGCAGATAATGGTGTTGTTAAACTAAAATTTGGTGGCAATGCAGATGTAAACGCTGACTTTGGTACATTTACAAATGTATATTCAACAGGTAGATTCATAGGTAAGAGAGCAAACAATATAGGAATAACCGACAACAATATGGTGTTTCCAGTAGAACCTCAAGGGTTTGTCAAAGGTGAATCAACAAATACATATGCTGATATTGTTGCAAATAGATCAGGACTCAATGCAAATGTTTTGATCAATGCAGTTGGTAATGCTGTTGCTACAAATGTTTACACTGATATGATTGAGTTTACTAACTCTGGTAATGTACTTTCATTAGATATGATCATTAGTGGTTCAAATAGTAATGTAGCTGCTGCTGGATATGGGTTCTCTAAAGACACGTCTGCTGGTATTGACAATGTTATTGACAAAGCATTAAAATTTGAAACTAGTGAACTACTTGGTGAGGTGACATCATTTACAGTTGTTAGTAGTGGTAATTCATTTACTGCTGATCCTATAGTCATGACTCAAAATAGATTTGTAGATAGTTTCTTTCAAAAAGACTTAGAGATAACATATTTAAACAGAGCTGGTGACACTCCAGCTGTAGGTGATATGTATCGCCAATACTTTGCTCATGATACAAGAACATTAACATTTTCAACTAATACAGCTAATCAGTTCTCAGTTGGTGAAGGTCTCAAACAAGTAATCAATAGCAGTACAAACACATATATGCAAGTAAGATCAATTACTAATACAACACATATGGTAGTTGGTGGACTGTATACATCTAATACAACAGCTGGTGCTGAGAGGTTAATTGGTGATAATGCAACAATCAATGCAACTATAAACATAACTGGATTGTTATCTGGTGCAACAATAAACACTGTTACTGCATCTTCTAACACTAGTGAGAATACAGTTGCTGTTGGTAAAGTATTAGAATCAAACACATCAAATAACTACTTGAAGATGAGAATGCATTCTATTGAACATGATTTCAAAGTATCTGGTGTTACCTCAGAGAGATTACAATCAAACAATAACAACAAATCATTCCAAATCAATACTATAGATGAAGATACAAACAATTACAACAGGTTTGTTAAAGCTGGTGTCAATGCAAATACATTTGCAAATGTTACTATTGGCCAAGGATTGATACAACAGGCAGAAGTTGTAACATCAGGTTTAGGATTCAAAGACGGTGAAATATTAGACTTTACATTAGGATCAAATGCTCAAGCAGTTGTTGGAACAGCTGTTGCCAATGGTACCGGTATTGGTGTAGGGTATGTTAAGCTCGATAGTGGTGTACTTGGAGAAGAGTTTTTCCTACATGATAACAACTTCTTCCAACAGTTCTCATACGAGGTCTTGTCTGAGTTTGAACTAAATAAGTATGAAAGAATTCTTAAAGAAGTAATCCATACAGCTGGATACAAACTATTTGGTCGACCTGTTGTAGAGTCGTTCAACAATACAGCAATTTCAGTTGCTAATTCAGCTGTAAGTCAGGCGTAGGGTATGACAGAAAGAGTATACAAAGAGTTTAATGTTCATAGCGCAGAGCAGCTTACTGAGTCTATTACAGAAGCCTCTAACACAATGTACTATGTGTTTAGTACAAAGCATACAGCATTTAGTGAAAGCAGTACACCAACTCCTAATGCATCTATTGCTAATTCATTATTCCAAACATATGATGAAATGTTATTTGGTAAACTTGTTACATCCAATGATATTACAACAGCAATATACAATAATGCATGGTCTAATGGTACAATATACTACGCATATGACGATCAAGATACAACATTAAATGATAAAGTTTATTATGTATCAACACAAGAAGGTTCTGATTTTCATGTATGGAAATGTATAGACAACAATGGAAATAGTGTTTCAAACTCACAACCATTATTTTCTGATGTGTCATCTACATTAGATTCACTATATCTAAAGACTGCTACTGATGGATATCAGTGGAGGTTTATGTATACAATACCATCTGCTACATATACTAAATTTACATCAAACAATTATATTCCTGTAGTAGCTCATGCAAATGCATCTGGTAATGCAATAAATGGTGCATTGGATGCGTTCGTTGTATCCAACAGTGGTAATAACTATAATGAATTTGCAAATGGATCAGTTGTTTTAGGTACTAATGCTAGTTTGTTTTCCATTAACTCTAGTTCATTTACTCTATCAGGTAACAATGACTTTTACAACAATTGTTCAATATACTTTACAGCTGGTGTTTCAAATGGTGAGATAAGAGAGATTACAGATTATGTTTCTAACTCTACTGGTAAATTTGTAACAGTTAACACAGCATTTTCATCTACACCAGATAGTACTTCTAAGTTTGAGATAACACCTACTGTAAGAATAAAAGGTGATGGTTCAAATGCAATTGCTAGAGCATTAATCAATACAAGTACAAATACAGTTGCAAACATTCAAGTATTGCAACGAGGTTCTAAGTATACATATGCTGATGTAACCATTGAAGCAAACAATATGGCTGCAGCAAATCTTGCAGTTGTTAGAGCAGTGATAGGTCCATTTGGTGGACATGCACATAATCCAGCATCAGAGTTAGATGCAAGGTATGTTATTATATCTACAAACTTTGCAAACAATGAATCAACTAATATTCAAACAGACAATGACTTTAGAACAATAGGTCTTATAAAAGATCCTTTCTATGCTAATACAAGAATTACAATTGATGCTCCTACAGCTAACTTCCAAGTAAACGAAACAGTAACTGATTCTGGTACAGGAGCTACTGGTACATTAGTTGCATCAAACACCACAACAGTTAACTTAACTAATGCATCAGGTATCTTCTTATTGTCATCTAATGTCACTGGAAGTATAACAGGAGCAACTGCAAACGTAACTGCTGTAAGAGTAAATGATTCAGACTCTGCCAGAGCCAACTATCATTACTTTCAACAAACAACTAAATTTGAACACAACTTAGTATCTGGTTCTGTATTCACTGAAGACGAAGCTGTATCACAAGCTACCAGTGGAGCAAATGGAGTTGTATATCAAAGTAACACTACACACACTTCTTTGACAACAGTACGCGGAGACTTTGAAGCAGCAAATGCCTATATAGTTACTGGAGGTACTTCATCGCAAACAGCTAGATTCAAGTCTACAATACCTGGTGATCTTGTGAGAGGATCTGGAGAGGTATTATTTCTCAAGAATATAGAAGCTGTGTCGAGATCAAACACTTTAACCGAAACAGTCAAACTCGTGTTAAAATTTTAGAGGAACGAGATGTCTAAAACCCTTGATACTAACTTAAACGTAAGTCCGTACTTTGACGACTACGATGTTGATTCACAACATCACAGAGTATTGTTCAAACCTTCTGTTCCTATTCAGGCAAGAGAGTTAACACAGCTTCAAAGTATACTACAAAACCAAATTGAAAAATTTGGTGATGTTGTTGTTAAAGAAGGATCAATTGTTGAGGGTTGTTCTTTTAACATAAGAAACACAGAATATGTTAAACTACTAGACAGAGACACTGGTGCAGCGTTGTATACTGTTTCTGAATTTGCAAATGGATTCTTACAGCACGAATCTTCTAACTTAATCATGCAAACTATTGATTCAGCTTCTGGCTTTGAAATAACAAACCCTGATCTCAATACATTGTATGGTAGATATGTTAATAGTGGTAACTCTGGTGGTACAGACAAAGTTAAATTTGTTGCTGGTGAGACATTAAAGTTCTATCCAGCCAATGGTCAAATATCAAATACATTTACTATCAATGATGGTGGATCGGCTTTTACTAATGGTGACACTCTTATCTTTACAGCTACTCGTGGTATTAACGCTAGTGCTAATGTAACAACAAATAGTACTGGTGGTATTACAGCAGTATCATTAATTAAAGCAGGACAAGATTTTAAGATTAATGATGTACCTGTTATTACATTCAACACAGCTGGTGGTACTGGTGCTAATGTTACTTGTACAATTAACTCAACAGCTTCGTTTGAGATTGCTGGATTGGGATTCAATGTATCTGGTAACACAGAGTTTGATACAGTTGGACAAACAAAACGTGTCAATGTCTCTGATGGTACAATATATCAAAAAGGTCATTTTGTTGAGGTAAACCAACAAGGTGTCAATGTACTAAGATATAATTCTAATCCAAACGATATGTCAGTTGGATTTATTACTTCAGAATCTATAATTAACAGCTCATCTAACACATCATTATTAGACAACTCCTCTGGTTTTAATAACGAGAATGCTCCTGGTGCAGACAGACTTAAATTAACACCAACTTTAATCAGTAAAACAAAAGCAGAAGGTGTTAGTTCAAATAACTTCTTAGCTCTCATTAAGTTTGAGAATGGTGATCCAATTACACTCAAAGAAGAAACACAGTTTTCAGAGATTGGTGAGGAGTTAGCTAAACGTACTTTTGAAGAAAGTGGCGACTATGTTGTTAAGCCATTCTCTTTTCACACAGAAGACGACACTGGCAATACAACATTTGATACTATTGTTATTGGTGCTGGTAAAGCATTTGTCAAAGGATTCAGAAACGAAACAATTGGTGCTTCAAGAACTCAAATAAGAAAAGGCACAACAACTGCTAATGTTGAGAATGCTACAATAAGTCAAAACTATGGTAACTATATTATTGTTGATGAATACTTAGGTAGCTTTGATTTCAATACTGGTGCTCAAATTAAATTGCTTGATACAGCTGGTAACAGAATATCAACATGTCCAGCAGGTTCTGCAGAAACTGTTCCATCTACAAATACTGCAACAACTGTTTCAGCATCAGCTCCAACATATTCTGGTACCATCATTGGTAATGCTAGAGTAAGATCTGTTGTTTATCACGATGGTGTTGGTGGTAAAGAAGACGGAAAGTATAGGTTATATCTATTTGATATTGTAATGAACCAAGGTAAAAACTTTGCAGACGTAAGAGCTGCTTCTTATTTTACCGGTGCAGATGCTGGTGTAGGTTTTGCTGATGTGGTACTAACAAATGGTAGAGCTGTACTTAATGATACAAACCTAAGAAAGTTTGTGGTACCTACTGGTGTCAAAGGTATTAAGACTTTCAATCATAAGACATTAGCTGAGTCATCATACACATATAGAACAATATCAACAGGTACTGCTGCAACTAATGGTACCATAGTTATCACATTAACAGGTAACCAAGTCTTTGATTATACTGGTGGTTCAACTCTATCTACAGACCAAGAAAAAGACTTTGTAATTGTAGCTAACAACACATCTGCTCAGACAGCAGCATTGACTGGAACTGTTACTACAACTACTTCTAATGTTGTTACTGGTAGTAGTACTACATTTACCACAGACTTTCAAGTTGGTGATACAATAAGAGTTACTGGATCAGAAGATGAAGTTATCACAGGTATTACAAACTCTACACACTTAACAACACGAGCAGCTTTCTCTACTGCTGTTAGTGGTGCTGCATATAGACGATTATATGTTGCGGACAAAGTTATTCATCTGGATGATGTATCTGGTAACACAGGTTCAAATGTTACAATCAGTACAGACCAGAAGTCTGCTACTATCAATATGTCAAGAGGTTCAACTCTTGAGTCTACATTTGCTTTACATATATCACATAACATTACAAAGAGACAATCAGCTCAGAAGAATAAACTTCTATCAGCTAACACTTATGTAAAAATTAACTGTGCAACTAACGCAGATACATCTGTAGGACCTTGGTGCTTAGGAGCTCCAGACGTTCTTAATCTACAAAAAGTATATGTTCAATATAATAACTTTACAAGCATTGAAGCTGCTGGTAACGATAAGACAGAACACTTTGAGTTGTTACCAAACCAGAAAGATGGATTCTACGATCTATCTAAATTGAAACTAAGAACAGATACTCTTGGTGCACCTACAATCAATAGTACAGCAAGAATACTTGCAGTGTTCAATCACTTTGTAGAAAGTGGTAGTGGTTTTGGTTACGCTACTGTAGATAGTTATCCTGTTGATGATGATTCATCAACATTACCAGCTGATAAGATTAGAACAGAAAGAATTCCAATATATACATCTCCACAAGATGGTCAATCAATTGATCTAAGAGATGCTGTAGACTTTAGACCTCATGCTGCTAACACAGCTAATACAACTAATGCATTGACCGCTGGAGCTGCAACTACAAACCCAGCTAAGACAGTTTCGTTTAGTGGTGAGCAATATCTAGCTGCTCCTGGCAAGTCAATGGCTGTTGACTACGAACATTATTTACCAAGGATTGATAAACTTATGATGGACACTCAAGGAGTGTTCAGTACAACTGAAGGTGCATCAAACATAAGGCCTGTGCCTCCTCAAGACTCTGCAACAGCTATGACTGTTGGGTTGATTACTGTACCAGTGTTTCCATCTCTAGCAAGTCTACCAGCTGCTCGAGCAGGTCGACCAGACTATGCATATCAAATCTTGAGTAAACAGCAACGTAACTTCACAATGAAAGACATTGGTCAGATCAAGAATGAAGTTAGAAAGATTCAATATTATACATCTCTTAACTTACTAGAGAAACAAGCTATTGATCTTACTATTCCATCATCTGCAAATGCTTCATTAGAGAGATTCAAAAACGGAATACTTGTTGATAACTTTGTTGATCAAACAGTAGCTGATATTGGAAACAGAGAATTCAAAGCTGGTTACGATAAAGTTAACTCTGTATTGACTTCAAGACAAAAGAATAATGTGATTGATATCACACCAAACGCTTACTCCAATACAGTTAAGACTGGTGATCTGATTACTCTTACTTATGATGCTGTAGCTGAATATGATCAAAGGTCAGCTACAAGAACAAGAAACCTAGCTGAATTGTTCTGGAACTATTCTGGTATTGTAAACGTATTTCCAAACTACGATAACTTCCATGACATTAGACATCCACCTTCAAATGACTTCCATGTTGAGTTAGACTTAACTCAAGGTACACGATCATTGTTGAATAGTATACGAGACCTTGAAGCAATTCAAGAACCTCGTAGTGAAGTCATTGGTGATACATCTGCAACTAACTTTCTTGGATCTACACAAAGTTCTGTAGTTAACCAAGTAAGAAGTCCTGCTCCTGGTGGAACAACTACAAGGAATGATACAACTACCACAACAGTCAATAACTTTGAAACTATTAGAACTATCAGACGACAACAAAGTGAAAACCAGTTTCAAACACAAGACATTGTTAACACACAAACTGTTGGTGAGTTCGTAAGAGATATATCTTTCAACCCATTCATCAGACAACAGTTGTTATATCTACATGCATTTGGATTGAAACCAAATACAAGACACTACATATACTTTGATTCTAAAGCAGTTAGTGCTCAATGTCAACCAGCTACTGTAAATGTTGGTGATGCTATAAACGAAGCAAACTTTAGAACAACTGGTGCTGTAGGCGATGCAATCAGATCAAATGATTCTGGTGAGGTGTTTGCAGTATTCCACCTTCCAGCTGAAACATATCCAGTTGGTGAAAGACAAGTCAACGTTTCTGATCAGGCAACAGTTGCTGCTGCATTTGATACTGGATCACAGGCTGGTGGAGTATTCAATGCATATAACTTTGGTATCGATAAGGCTAGCATACAATTAACAACAAGACAACTAGGTGTGACAAGATCAAGAGTTATAACTGGTGAAACAGTTGAGACACAAGCTACTAGATCAAGAAGGACAGAAGCAATTACAGTACCTGGTCCAGGTACATTTGTTGCTAATCCTCCTGCTGCTGCTGTTCCTCCTGCAATCATTACAACACCTCCTCCTGCTGCTGCTCCAGAAGATGATGGAGACGGTGATGGTGATGGAGACGGTGATCCTTTAGCACAGACATTTATTGTTAAGAATACTAGTACAACCACTGGTCAATTTATTACTAAGATGGATATCTTCTTTGAAAGTAAAGATCCAGTACTTGGTGTGTTGTTACAAATTAGAACTGTTGAGAATGGTTTTCCATCATCTCACGTTATGCCTAATGGTGAAGTACATCTAAGGTCAGCTGATGTTAATATAAGTTCTGATGGTACAACTGCAACAACATTTACATTCCCCGCTCCAGTATTCTTGAGAAGTGGATTAGAGTATTGCTTTGTATTGAAACCTGATGCAAATAATCCAAACTACAACATCTATGTTAGAAAGACTGGTGATACAGACATCACTACAAATACTATCATAAACCAAGATAACTTTGAAGGTCTTATGTTCTTGTCTACAAACAACAGAGCATGGAGACCATACCAACAAGAAGATGTTAAGTTCACAATCTATAGAGCTGAGTTCAATGCATCTGATGGTAGTGTTGATTATCAAAATGCTGATCATGAATTCTTTACATTGGAAAGTGTCAATGGTACATTTGAACAAGGTGAGAGAGCATTTATATACAACAATGCTGCAAACATTACTGGTAACGTTGCATTTTCAACAACCAGCGAAACAGTTACTGGCACAGGTTCGACATTTACGTCAGACCTTGCAGTAGGACAGTTCGTTGCTCTGACTAATGGTACATCTCACTCAGTCAGAGAGGTGACGGCAATAACAAACAACACCATACTTACTGTCCGAGGATTTCCAGACTTTACATCAGCTCAAGCTGACGTTCAATTGACACCAACTGGTGAAATATTCTATTACGAAAGTACTAACCAGCTTAGAGAGATGCATCTAATCAAGTCTACTGCTGCTAATGCTACATTCAAATTTGCTAACACAAATAGTATTGTTGGTAGTGAATCTGGTGCAAATGCTACAATCACAGAAGTTGAAAATATTAACATGACTGCATTTGATAATATGATATATCAAATCACACCAGCAGATACAGCATTAACTCAATTTCATCAATCTAACACAACAACTGGACAAACTGCTAATACACAATTCCCAATCAACAACAGGAATAGATTGACAGAAGTTGCTATAATCAAGAGTAGATCAAATGAAATAGTTGATGGAACAGGTAAGTCATTGAAACATACTTTCTTGTTTAACTCAGCTAAGTCTCATTTGTCTCCTGTTATTGATGATGGTATTAGTAATATACTACGAGTTGAAAATATAATTAACAACAGTAATACAAATGAACATCTACCACTAACTGGTAGTGCATCTGCTAAGTATCTTTCCAAGTCAGTTACATTGGATGAGGGACTTGATGCTGAAGACTTGAGAGTGTTTGTTACAGCTACCAAACCTGGTTCATCTGATGTAGAAATATATGCAAGAATATCTAATGAACTAGAAGTTGATGACTTTGAAGACAGACATTGGACAAGGTTACAACTTGAAGGATTCAACAAACAATCAGCTCCAGGTTCATTAGACGACTTTGCTGAGTATGAATATAGAATACCTGATACACCTCCATCAACATTACTTGTTGGTAAAGGTCTTGCTGATAATGCTAATGCGTTGATTGCAACAACAGATGATCAGTCTAGTGCACTATCTGTAGGAGACTTGATTAAGATAGTTAACACAGATGCATCAATAGATTATCAAATTGAAACAGTAACTGCAGTTAACTCTACAGTTGTTACAGTTGGTAATGCAATCAGCTTTGATAACACACAAGCAGATATACTGAAGGTAGATACGCCTCAGACAGCGTTTAAAGACCCTCAGAACGAGTTCATTGCAACATACTACAATAGTAGTCAGAATAAATTTGATACATTCAAAAACTTCCAGATTAAGATTGTATTGAAGAGTAGCAATGCTGCTTTAGCACCAAGGGTAAGGGACTTCAGAGCTCTGGCATTGAGTATATAAGATGCCAGATCAAATACGATATGAAACAGATAACGATTCTTTTGATCGGGATCCTAACTCCATGGCTCTTATAAATACAGATAGGAATGCCTACTCACTCTATAAGAGTCGTAGGAAAGACGCGCTTGCAGCAAAACAACTACATAATGATGTAGAAGAACTCAAGTCTGATATTGGTGAGATCAAACGAATGTTACAGAATTTAGCTAGAGGATAGTATGGCAAAAACATCTTACTTAGGAGCTAACATAGCAGTAGCTACTGATACGTTTAGAGAATGGGTAGAGAGAACTAACCAGCTCGTATACGATCAAGGAACTATTGTTATTACAGCTGGTGCAGTAGCTTTACCAAACTCAACAAACCATACTATTACATCAGGCAATGGTCATGTCAACGGTATCTTTTCTGCAAATACATTAGTTGCAAAAGACAATATAAGAGGTGGTACAGTACAAACTGCTGCTGCTATAACATTTGCTTCTAATCTTCATGCATCTGCAAATATCACTCATGATATTGGCACACCAACTATGCAGTTTGGAAATGGATACTTCAAGAACGTGTTAGCATCAGGCGATGTTGAAGCTAGTTATTCTTCTGACATTGCATTGAAAACTGATCTACAAAAAATGGAAAATGCAGTAGAGGTATGTAGAAACCTCAATGGCTATATGTTTAAATGGAAGACAGATGATCAAAAGAATGGTCAGACTGATCTAGGTGTTATTGCTCAAGAGATAGAAGCTGAATTACCATTTCTTGTATCAACAAATGGAAATGGAAACAAGGCTGTTAAATACCAGTCGCTCATTCCTCTGTTAATAGAAGCTGTAAAAGAGCTTGACAAGAGAGTTGAAGAATTGGAGAAAGACTAATGCCATTAAAAGTTAACGGTGTTACGATTGTTAACAGCACAGCCAATGTGCAAACATCTACACTGCCGGATACAGGCATATCAACAGGCAACTTTGGAAATACAACTTTTGCTGTCACGGCAAATGTAACTAGTAGAGGACTTGTAAATGCTATAAGTGTAGCAGCCATCTCAAAGACATCTCGTAACTTTGAAGCTGCATCTAATAATGATTCCGAGTATGTTGTCTACGTTAGTACATCGACACCTTCTGGTGGCGCTAATGGAGATATCTGGTACCAGACATTTAGTTAGGCATATATAAAGTATGTCTTACTCGAATCGACTTTACGCAAAAGAATATGCTGGAGGGGAACGGACCTTTGAGGTTTCGTACACTGGTCAAGGTACCAGAGTTCCTTACATCGTATACACAAATGCGTTCCATGGATTCTATAATGGATTTGAGGGAGTCTATACTAATAGTAGGACATCAACTCTTGCATGGCAAACAAACTTTGCTGGAGTATACACAGCTTCATATGAAGGCTTTGTAAACTACAATTCAGACGATACTGATACTTATTCAAAAGCATATACATCACTAAAGAACTTTACTGGTCAATTAGGATACAGAAAAGACTATTCAGCCACAGGTAACCAACCGGACAATATCTGGGCTAAAATGAATATTAGTGCCAACTATAGTGGTACATATAGTACTGATATTGCATACAGTCGTGTTGTTGGTTATGTTGGTGATGGAAACTATGATGGTGCTGCATATACAGCAACATGGGTTGGAGAACTAGCATACACACCAACATATAGTGGATTTGTTGGCTTTGCATCATATACAAAAACATATGAAGGTTCAACAACTTATACTAAAACATATTCTAAAACATATGTTGGTAACACAATATACCAAGCTGAGTGGCAGAGAGACTACTTAAAAGCATATGGTGGTACTGCAACATATACAAAATCATATACAGTTGATGTAAACTACGACAAAGACTATTCTGCTGGTGCATGGGTAGGAGCAACTAGCTTTATAGTTTACAGTAAAGACTACGGTGGTGCAATAACATATCTTGATTCTACTGGTGCTGGTTTCACAGGGTTTGTGAACTACACTAAAGGATATCAAGCTACACAATTCTATACAAAGACATATGTTGGTACAGTAGATTACAATAAGAACTATGTTGGTGCTGCTGATTACATCAAAGCATACACTGGCCGTGCATCATACATGGCTGAAGAGAACTTCAACAAAAACTATTCAAAAGCATACACAACAGTAGCAGACTTTACAAGAGTATGGTCTGGTGGCCTGTCTTATCTTGGTAACGTAAACTACGATGGACTAACTTATACAGGTACATATGCTGGTGATACAAATTATCAAACTCTTGTATACTATGTTGGAACATCTGACTATGTTGGTACGTATGAAGGTCTGGCTGATAACTCATATCTTGGTTCTGCATTTGTTGGTGTATATGAAAAAGATTACATTGGTAACTACTTTAGAATTTATACTAAGATCTGGTCAAAAGACTACGTCACAGATTACGAAAAAAATTATGTAAAAACTTATACCAAAAGATATGAAAAATTATATGTTGGTGATTACGTTGCTGCATATCGTACATCATATCACAAAGATTATGATAAGGTATATTCTAAAGTATGGACAAAAGCATATGAAGTTCCATATACCAAAATCTATTCCAAAGATTGGGAAAAGACATATACCAAAATCTATACAAAGGTTTGGACAAAAGACTACCTTGAAGATTATGGCAAAGCATGGCTTGGCATATACAACAAAGATTATATCAAACTATACAACAAAGTATATTCCAAAGATTGGGTTAAAGATTACGATAAAGCATATGTTGGTCCAGTCTTCTATGGAGGATTTGCTTCTGGTTCTCAAACAACTTCGTACGGTAAAGTTTGGCAGAAAGCATATACAGCTGATTATACAAAAGATTGGGAAAAGGCTTGGGTCAAGTCTTACGAAGGTAGCTTCGATGCAACCTATACCAAAAACTGGTTAACAGATTATGCAGCAGATTATTCCAAAGATTGGGTCAAAGCATATGCTAAAGACTACGATAAAGTTTGGAATGCTACTTACGAAAAAGATTATGGTGCCGACTATACCAAGATATGGACTAAGAACTACGATCTATCTTATGCCAAAGATTGGGAAAGAGATTGGGGCAAGACATATACAAAAATCTGGACTAAGATTTGGCAGAAAGATTATGTTACAGATTATGAAAAAGATTATGGTAAGACATATACCACTGACTATCTAAAAGACTATGTTGCAACATATAACAAAGATTATGTTGCAAACTATGATCAAATATATCTTAAAAATTGGTCTAAAGACTATGCTGAAGACTATACAAAAGTATGGCAAAAAACATACGATGCTGCTTATACTAAGATATGGGTTGGCAGGTATGAGAAAAACTGGGTCAAAGCATACGAGAAAAATTATGTCAAGGCTTACATAAAAGCATATGGTAAGACTTGGGAAAAAGACTATGTAACAGATTATGATAAAGTCTATACGAAAGCATACAACAAAGGTTATATCAAAGCATACACTGCTGCATATACTAAGATCTGGGCCAAAGATTGGGTCAAAGCATATGATAAGGTTTGGCTTGGTGAGTATACAAAAATTTGGGATAGAAATTGGGAAAAAGACTATTCCAAGGCATATGAAAAAGCATGGGTTGGTGTATACAGCAAAGACTATGTCACATCTTATCACGTTCCATATGATAACTTTGATACGACAGTTCTATTACTAAATGCTGAAATACCAAATGCAACCGATGGTGATGTAGAGTTTATTGACGCGTCTGATAATGGTAACCATGTTACAACTGTACATGGAAATGCTGCTAAGAGTACAGATCAAAATAAATTTGGTTCTGCATCTATAGAAGTACCAAGTACCGGATCTAGTGGTCTAACAATTAACTTTGCAGATGATGACTTTAACTTTCAAAATGAAGACTTTACAATTGAGTTTTGGTTAAGAGCTGTTGGTACAAACAATGCTACAATCTTGGAAGCATATGATTCTTCTGACAATAGTGTTAAATGGGCTATCAGAGGTAACGATGCATCTAGTCCTAGTCAGATAATATTCTACGAAGGAACAACAGCTAGAGTTACAGCAGACGACAATAGTCCTTGGTCAACTGATACTTGGATTCATGTTGCAATTGTAAGAATAAGCAACGCAATCAAAGTATACATTAATGGTACAGCTGATGCAGCAACGTATACTTCAGCTGCTAACTTAACTGGAGCCAATAGATTAGTAATTGGTAACAGAAGACAGTTAGATGCATCTATTGGTGGTTACATTGATGATCTAAGAATAGACAAAACCAATGGTAAGTATACTGGTAACTTCAATGTTACTGATAACGAGACAGCTCAAGAACAAATAAATTCTGCTGATTGGACATCATTCCAAAAAGCATATGTTAAAACATACAGTGCAGACTATACTAAGATCTGGGCAAAGGATTATGACAAGACATACGAAGGTGTGTTTAATGCTACGTATGAAAAAGCATATGATAAAGTATATACAAAGGTATGGGAAAAAGACTACGTCGTAGATTATACCAAGGTCTGGAATAAGAACTGGGAAAAGACATACGATAAAGTTTATGCTAAGGTATGGTTAGGCAACTACGACAAGATATATGTAGGTCCAGTTTTCTATGGTGGTTTTGCATCAGGATCACAGACAACAAACTATACCAAAGTTTGGGAAGGTAGCTTTGATGCAAACTATACTAAAGTTTGGAACAAAGATTATGAAAAAGCATACGATAAAATCTATACCAAAAACTGGGTAAAAGGATACGATAAGACATACACTAAAGACTGGGTCAAGGCATATGACAAAACTTGGACTGGTGTGTATACTAAGATATGGACAAAAGATTACGATAAAGTCTACACTAAAATTTGGAACAAAGACTACGTAAAAGATTACGTCAATGTTTGGGTTGGTGAATGGGTCAAGAACTGGGTTAAAGATTACGAAGGTTCTTTTGATGCAACATACAACAAAGATTGGGTAAAAGCATATTCTAAAGATTATGATAAAGTATATGAAGGTTCCTTTGATGCCACATATGAGAAGGCATACTCTAAAGACTATGATAAGGTCTATGAAACAGATTGGAACAAAGAGTATATTGAAACATATGAAAAAGACTATACTAAGGTATGGACTAAGAACTGGGTCAAGAATTATGATACTGAATATGAAAAGCAGTATGATAAAGACTGGATCAAAGCATATGAGAAAGATTATGTAGCTGCTTATGACAAAAACTGGGATGCAGTCTACAATAAAGATTGGGTCAAAGACTACGATAAAGTTTATACAAAGCTGTGGGCTAAAGACTATGAAGCTGCGTACACCAAGATTTGGGATAGAGCTTGGGTTAAGAGTTACGATAAAAACTGGGTCAAGACTTATACCAAAGACTGGAACAAAGTATATGTTAAGACGTATACTAAGAACTGGGTTAAAAATTACGAAACAGATTACTCAGTTGATTACGGCAAGACATATTCAAAATTATATGAAGCTCACTATACAAGAGACTATCTCAAATTATGGCAGGGTGAGTATACTAAGAACTATGACAAAGACTACTTAAAAGACTATGTCAAAACGTATACTAAAAACTGGGTCAAAGATTACGAGACTGACTACACTCAAGAGTATCAAGGTACTTACACCAAAGCCTATGAAGGTATCTTTGCAACATTCATCAAATACTATCTCGGTGCTAAGAACTGGGAAGGTAATATACACTACACCAAGAACTATACTGGCCTAAGATTTTATGGTAAGGCTTGGGGTACTGAGTATGCTAAAACTTGGACTGGTAACTATAGTCACAATTATGAAAAAGAGTATGAAAAAGATTACTCAGCAGACTATACAAAAGTTTGGACTAAGACATATACTAAAGCATATGTCAAGAACTATGATAAAGTATACACCAAAGTATGGACTAAAGATTGGACCAAGGCTTATGTTGATGGGTCTGGTGATACCTATACTAAGATATGGTCAGCAGATTATGCTGCAGACTATACTAAAGGTTGGAACAAAGATTACGAGAAAACATACGACAAAGACTATGATAAAGTCTATACTAAGGCTTGGACAAAAGGTTACCTTAAAGATTATGCAAAAGAGTATGTTGCTAACTATACCGGATCGTATGGAGGTGCAGCAGCCTATCTAAAAGCATATGCTGGAACAACTGATTATTCTGGTCCTGTTAACTATACTAAGACTTGGGAAGGTCCATACATAGCCAGCTTTGCACCATCATATACTGGTGATAGTGACTTCACACAAAGATATACTGGTGCACTAACAAGGAATGTTCCTTACGAAGGTACAACAAGTTTCGTAGGTCCTTCTGGTGGTCAGCTTGATTCTAACCTGGCTGGTCAACCTAAACTTCATATCATGCAAGACAATACTTGGAAGAATGTCAAGCAATTGTTTGTACATGCATCTGGTCAGTGGAAGAAAGTCAAGTACTTAAATACTAAGCAAGATGATACATGGAAGCTAGCATACATTGGTTACGATACAACTGATATCTTCTTAGATGAAGGTGAAGTTCTTACTAGCGATAGTGATGCAGGTTCAGCTCGAGGTCACGATCTTCATATGGGCAAGATCACTTACTATGTAAATGACTTCAACTTAAAATCATATCTTGAAGCTAAAGGTAAGACACCAGATACTGTTCCACAATTAGTGAACATATTTGTTGGTGTAAAAGATGACTATACTAAGAACTTTGTATTTGGTTCTACAGCAAATAATATTCCTGCTGTAAACTTGAATATGGATTCTGTTACAGCTAATGTTTCAGGAGATACACAAGCAGAGATCAAACACCTTGTACGAATTGTAAATTACACAACTGGATTCATTGTAGGTAAAGGTGGAGATGGTGGCGATGCAAATGGAAGTACAAGAGGTCTAGGTAGTCATGGTAGTGATGGTGGACATGCTATTGAGTCTGGAGCTAACGTACATCTGTTTATAGAGAACTATGGTACCATTGGTGGTGGCGGTGGTGGTGGAGGTGCATCTGGTATCTCTGATCCATACAGTAAAGAATCTGGTGTATACACAACCACATATCTTGGTGACACATATCATGGTTCTGGAGTACTTACTGAATATGGTGCTACATGGAGTAAAGCATATACAAAAGACTGGGTCAAGAATTACGTTAAAGTATATGTTGGCGACTACTCAACAGACTATGTCAAAGATTATTCTACAGACTATACTAAAGCATATGTTGGTGTATACAATAAAGATTGGGAAAAAGTATACGTTAAAGAGTATGCAGCAGACTACACTAAAATATATGCTAAGGATTGGGAGAAGACATATACCAAAGCATATGAAGGTTCATTTGATGCAACCTATACTAAGACATATACTAAGATCTGGGAAGGTAACTATACCAAAACATATACTAAAAACTATGATAAAGTTTACACAAAAGTATGGGCCAAAGACTTCAGCACAGTATATCAAGGAGAGTATACAAAAGTATGGTCTAAAGGATATGCAAGAGACTTTGAAGCAGCATTCAATGGTGGCGGTACAGACTATCTAAGAATCTTCTCAAAAGATTACGCCAAAGGATATGAGGTTGTATACACCGGTGACTACACTAAAGTGTGGTCTACAGATTTCAGTGCTGACTATACTAAATCTTGGGAAAAGGTATACAATAAAGAGTATGTTGGAGCATACACTAAAGATTATAATAAAGACTATGCAAAGGCTTGGGTTGGAGTATATAATAAAGACTGGGTCAAGGCTTATTCCAAAGACTATACTAAAGTATGGACTGGTAACTATCTAAAAGATTATGCTAAGGTATGGGCAAAAGCATATGAAGGATCTTTTGATGCAAACTGGACTAAGATTTGGTCCAAGACATATACTAAGATCTGGCAAGGCGCATACGAGAAAGACTATCTCAAAAACTACCAAAAAGTATATAATAAACAATACGATGCAAGTTATACTGAAGCATACCAGAAAGCATACACTGGACAATTGTATTGGATTGATGAAGACGTAGCATCTTATACTGGAGCAGCTGGACAATTCACATCTGCTAGAGCATATGGAGATGGTGAAGTTAGCTTCATTAAAGACTTTAACAAAGAATATGTTTCTGGATTTACTGGCCAGACAGCTTACACTGCAGGAGTACCAGGATCAAGAGGTGAGCTTGGATCATTCTCACAAGCAGAGAACTATGATGTTGATTATACTAAACTATATGCATCTCCATATACTAAAGCATACGATAAGGTATATGCTAAGGCTTGGGATTCATCTGCTGCTAACTATACAGTTAACTGGGAGAAGGCTTGGGTAGAAGATTGGGCTTCAAACTGGGCTGGATCTTTCCATGGTGGTCAGCAAGATGCAATGACACCAACAAACTTTATGAAGACTTATCTTCCAGACTCTGGTGTTGCTCTTTATGCAAAAGAATATACAAATGTAAGATTTGGTCGTACGTATGGTGGATTTGAGTCTGCTGGATTTATTACATCAGTTGGATCATACGCAAAAGCATACTCCAAAACATATACTAAGATATGGACTAAAGCATACACCAAGGCTTGGGAAAAAACATATACTAAAGTATACGAAAAAGATTACAACAAAGCATATGATGGTGCTGCATTTGCTAAAGATTGGACTAAGACATATACCAAAACATATGATGGTACAATATATGGTGGCATATATGAAAAGACATATCAAAAAGCATATGACAAAGTATGGCAAGGAAGTTATGTTGATGAGTGGGGTGGAGCATATGATAAAGAATATGAAGCAGATTATCTTGCAACATATGTTAAGACATACATTGGTATCTATACTAAGACATACGAGAGTGCAGACGATGCATATGTAGGACCTACTTATGATGGTGCAACATATACTAAGAGTTGGGAAAAAGCATACTCTGTTGATTACTCAACTGATTGGGAAAAAGCATACACCAAGTCATATGAAAAAGATTATGAAAAAGCATATGAAGCTGCATATACAAAAGCATGGTCCAAAGATTACAACAAAGATTATGAAAAAGACTACGAAGGAACTTTCTCTAAGAGTTATGTTAAGAACTACGATCGTGTATATGTTGGCGACTATACTAAGAACTACGATAAGGATTATTCCAAAGACTATGCTAAGTTATGGAACAGCTCTGCTGCAACATATACAAAAGCATACACTAAGAGTTATGAGAAGACATACTCAAGTGATTGGACTAAGTCATATGAGAAGGATTATGTAAAAGATTACACTGGTGCATTTACAAAAGCATACACCAAAACGTATACTAAAGACTATTCAGCTGATTACGCTAAAGAGTGGACGAAAGCATATACAAAAGCATATGATAAAGATTACACTAAAGCGTATACAAAAATATATACAAAAGACTATGTTAAAGCATATGATGCAGATTATGTTGGATCATACACTGCAACATTCTCAAGATCATACGATGCAGAATACGAAGGATCATATGACAAAGAGTATGAAAAAGCATGGTCAAAAATATGGACTAAGGGTTTTGGTTCTACCACATACATTGGTGAATACTCTGCAACATATCTTGCTGACTTTACAAAACAATATCAGAAAGACTTTGGTGGCTCATACGATAGAGACTACACTGCAGAATATGAAGCATCGTACACAGGAACATACACTGCAACATATGTTAAGACATATTCAAAAGATTGGGTTAAGGCTTATGAGGCAGAGTACAATAAAGACTACACAGCAGACTATGCTACAACTTGGATAAAAGAATATCTTGGTAACTATAGCAGACCTGGTGGTGTGTATGGTGCATTCCTCAAAGAGTACACAGATACATTTGTTAGAGTATACAACACCAAAGGTTCATTCATTGGTACATATCTCAAAACATATACCAAGAACTATGATCAATTGTATCAAGGTGTATATACAAAAGCATATCAAAAAGCATATGAAGGTACATTCAACCAAGACTATCTAGTAATATACAATAAAGATTATGCTAAGGCATATGTTGGACCTGTCTTCTACGGTGGTTTTGCTTCTGGCTCACAAACAACAACATACAACAAAGCATATGTTAAAGGTTATGAGAAGAACTGGATCAAGACTTACACAGGTATCTTTACTAAAGATTATGAGAAGACTTATACTGGTGACTATACTAAGTCTTGGACAAAAGACTATGTTAAGACATTTGAAGATACAGCATATTCAAGAGAAGTGAACATTTCATATCTTGGATTTGCAGAGACAACTGGTGTAGCTGGTTCTGGTGGAGCTGGTTGGAACATTGGTGAAGAAGGTACTACTGAAGCTGATCACAGTCATATGTTATTCCTACCACAAGAAGGTAATCTAATCAATGGTGGTAGCCGTGGTGTTCCTGATTGGGAATATGGTAACTCAAGAGCCATTGGTGGTAAAGGTGGAGACTTAGGTAATGTTGGTACCGGTGGTGGTGAAAGATTCTTGAGGAAATCAAGACTTGCAAGATCTGGTGATGGTGGTAAACCTGGTGCAGCCATTAAAGGTTATGACTCTGATTATGTAAACATGATCTACCAGGGTAATATTTTAGGTGACCCCAACTACATGTTCCAAGGTTAAGGTGTCATGGGACGGCCCCTTAAAATCAAAACCTCTGGAGGTGGAACATGGATAGCTCTACAAGAGATTCCAGATACAGAAATAACCCACATAGTCCATCAAGTTCTTACAGAGTTTGCATCTAGTACTTCTGGTACTGGAACTCTATCTGTTGGAACAGATACTGGAACAAGTATTGGTACATTTACAGATACCAATTCATCAACAAGTTCCACAACTACAGTTTATCAAAATTTAACATCCGTGTCAGAATCAAGTATGATCCGCCCCGTGGAGTTCGGTTCAACTATACAAGAGGCATCTGATGCAAATATTAATTCGTTTATCATTAGCACTGCTCTTTCTAATCTTGTGTCTAACGGAATTGGGTCTTATGTCCTGTCAACAACAAATCCTGACTCAAATAGATACGCTGCTATAACACCAGCGCTAACTGATAACACAACGAGTACTTCTACAAGTTATAATCTATACAGAAAAACATCTGTTGCAACTGCACCAGCTCAAGTTATACCAATGAAGGTTACTGGTAGCACAATAAAACAGATGACTAATACAGAGATCAAAACTCTCACAGCAAGACTAAGAAATAGAATTATTGATACAGGAATTGGTAAGTATGCTATTCAAGCAGCTGCACCATCTACTGGTACATGGGTTGACCAAGGAACTATACTTGATACAAAGATCATTGATTCTGATAGTGATTCCTATTCAAGGGAATACTTAAAAACATATACTAAAGCATTTGCTAAAAATTATCTCAAAACATACACTGGAACATTTGTTGGACAGTTTGTTGGTACATATGAAAAAGATTATCAAAAAGCATATACCAGTGCAATAAACTATGAGAAGTTATACACTACAGTTTGGACTAAGACGTACAGTAAAGACTTTATTGGTGTGTATCAAGGTGTAGTAAACTTCAATAGAACATTTGAAGGTGACTTTGCAAAAGATTGGATCAAGTCTTACAGTAAAGCATACACTGGCTTTATACTATATGCAAAAGAGTATGATCAAACATTCACAGGAAACTTTCATAAAGATTATCTCAAAGGATATGTTGGTGAAAGAAACTATCTAGCAGAGTATGCAAGAGACTGGAATAAAACTTATACTAAGACTTATACTGGTGAATATCAAAAGACTGAAAACTTTGAAGTTAACTATGAAGGTGAGAGAGTTGTAAACTACAATGCATCTTTCTCTGCTTTCTACGAAGGTGAAATAACTTCAGCTGCAACATATGTTAAAGCATACGTAAAAGATTTTGGAAATGATTATGCAGCTTCATTCTCAGCTGCTGCAAACTATTCTGGTACATTCAATAGAACATATACAAAAGATTATGGTAGAGCATGGACAGTTGAGTTTTCTGGTCCTGGTGTATTCCAATCTGAATGGACTAAAAACTATACAGTCAACTATCAAAAGGCTTATGCAAAACTTTGGACAAAAGATTGGGTAAAGCAATATACTGTTCAGTATGAAAAGTTATATGAAAAGAGTTGGTTGGAAGACTGGGTCAAGGCTTACGAGAAAGACTATGAAGCCGCATACGATAAAGACTGGGTCAAAAACTGGGTCAAGGCTTATACCAAAGTTTGGAACAAAGATTATTCTGCTGACTATCTAAAAGATTATGGCAAGACATATACTACTGATTACAATAAAGACTATATCACTAACTACGAAAAAACTTATGTCAAGGCATATGTTGGTGTGTACAGCAAAGATTATGTCAAAGCATATGAGAAAGATTGGGTTACAGACTACACTCATAACTGGGTAAAATCATATCTAAAGGTATGGAACAAAGACTATGTCAAAGGTTATGAGATTCCATGGAACAAAGTATGGTTAGGTATCTATACTAAAGACTGGTCAAAAGACTATGAAAAAATATATGTAAAGAATTGGGTAAAATCATATGATGCAGACTACGCAAAACAATGGGTTGGTGAGTATGAAAAAAATTATGTCAAGTCTTATGACAAAGATTATGTTAAGGACTACGATCGCATCTGGTCACAAACGTACACAAAAATCTATGATGCAGCATACACAAAGATCTGGGCCAAGGACTGGGAAAAAGATTACGTAAAGATATGGAATAAGGATTGGGTCAAGACATATGATGCTGCATATGAAGGTTCGTTTAATGAAAACTACGATAAAGATTATGTAGCTGCATATACAAAAATATGGAACAAGACTTACACTAAGATCTGGTCAAAAGACTACGTCACAGATTATGACAAGACGTATACAACAGACTACAACAAAGACTACGATAAAGTTTATGCTAAGGCCTGGTTAGGTGAGTATACTAAAATATATGTTGGGCCTGTGTTCTATGGAGGTTTTGCTTCTGGATCTCAAACTACAAACTATACAAAAGTTTGGGAAGGTAGCTTTGGTGCCAACTATACAAAGATATGGACGAAAACATATACAAAAGATTGGAACAAAGCATATACCAAGAACTGGATAAAGAACTACGATGCAGATTATGTAAAGGCATATGATAAGATATATGAAAAGTCTTGGGTCAAAACTTATACTAAAGCATATGTTGGTGTTTACAATAAGGATTGGAACAAAGCATATGAAGCAGCTTATACTAAAAACTATGTAAAGACTTATACTAAAAACTATGATAAAGTATACAACAAAGATTGGTCTAAAGACTGGAACATTGATTATGTTGCAGTATATCAAAAGAACTGGGTTAAGACATATGACAAGGACTATGTTAAAGCATATGAAGGTTCCTTTGATGCAACCTACACTAAGATATGGAATAAAGATTATCTAAAAGACTATGCTAAGTTGTGGGCTAAGGATTATGATAAAGAGTATGAAGGATCTTTCGATGCTGCATATGTTGCACAGTATGCAAAGAACTGGGTCAAGGCTTATGAAGCTAGTTATGAGAAAGACTATGAAGCAGCTTACACAAAGAACTGGGTAACACAATATGAGAAGAACTATGTCAAAGACTACGAAGGTTCATTTGATGCTGACTGGGTAAAAACTTATACAAAGAATTGGGTTAAGACATACACTAAGGATTGGAATAAAGTATACACCAAGACTTACACTAAGCTATGGACTAAAACATATGAGACTGATTATGAAAAAGACTATGTTAAAAACTACGTTGGAAGATATCTTAAAGATTGGGTAAAGGCTTATGAGAAAGCATACGAGAAGTCCTACGCAAAAACTTATGAAAGAATATGGACAAAAATTTGGGAGAAAGCATATACTCGCAACTACTCCGCAACATACCTCAAAGACTATACCAAGGTATGGTCACGGGATTATGAAGGCAATTATACTGGTTTCATCAATTACACTGGACAATTTATTTCAAACTACCTCAAAGACTACGTTGGACAAGTAACAAGAACATTTTCTGGCTTTATTAATTACAATAAACTGTTTACTAAGAGCTGGGGTCGGATGTATAATAAAGAATATGTTAACGAATGGGCCAAGGTTCAAAACTTCCAAAAAGACTTTGAAAAAGATTTTGCTAAAGAATACTTAGGTGTGTATACTAAAACATACTCATCTATTCATACATATGAGGGGTCGAGAACTTCTGCTTATGTCAAAACATATACAGCAGATTATACAAAAGAGTACGCAGCTGACATAACATATGTCAAGACATATACTGCTACGCGCTCTCAAGGATTTGAAGGCGCATACGAAAAGACATATAGTAATGAAACAGACTATGCTAAGGACTACGATAAAGAATATGAAGCTGTATATAATAGTAACTTTGGTAGCATTAACTTTTCTGCAACGCTTAATTTTGAAAAGGCTTGGACTAAGAACTTTGCCAAATTCTATGATGCAGAATATGCTAAGAACTACGAAGGATATATAGACTATACACAAGACTACAATAAGGCTTACGAAGGAACTTTCACAGGATACTTTGAGACAGACTTTATCAAGACTTATTCAATAGATTATTCAAACGACTATATAAAGAGTTATATAAATACATATGTAGATACAACCAACTATGTGGGGACCGCATCTACACTTAAATTATGGGTGAGGGTTGCTTAAGGAGTTATATTATGAGTAGTGAAGAAGTAATGGATATTGATCCTAGAGCCCATGGCTTTAAGATTGATACGGCCGGTAAGGTCGCCAGCTCAGAAGCTGAGCTAGCAAACAAAAGAATAGATTCAAAAATTCCAGAGTTTGAAGAAGAAATAGATCATGACATTCCTCATGACAAGGAAGAAGTGGTTGAAGAAGTTTACAAAGAAAGTCTCAGTAAAGATCGTTCAGACCGACTAGGGTTGGTCAGACCTCCAGATAAAAATATGAAAACATCATGGATGCGTGATCCTGTCGAGGCAGATGATATGGAGGAGATCAAATTGGCAGAAGAAAAAGCTAGGGAACCTGAATGGCCTTTTGGTGATGGTGAACCAATATATGCATTCTTTAGTAATGATGCAAGAACAGTACTTACATTCTTTCTAAGAATGCCAGATGATAGAGTTGAGAATCATACTATTGACTCAGCTCCTATGCATGAAGCTGCATGGCATCATCTACGAAAAATCTTCACAGAAGAAATGTTGAATAAGAATACTAGTCGAGAGATCAATAAGATTCATAGACTGCGTTCCAAAGAAGAAGATGAAGAAAAAGAACGTGAAAGTAAGATGAAGCAAGAAGGGTTGTTCGGTGCTAAAGTTGAAGCATTTGAACTGGATGTTGTTAGCAAGTCTACTAACAGAGATTTGAAATCAGCCATCCGTAAATCAAAATCTACTATGGAAGTTATTGCCACTGTAGGTGCTCTCATTGCTCTTGATCATTTGGAGTCTAAAAAAGAAGATGTCCCAGCAGCAGCCGAATAATGGTTTTCTGTATGTAGGATCTCTGACTAAACCATATTATGATGCTGCTGTAATGTCAGCTCAGTCCATAAAGGACTACTGGCCAGAAGCTAAGATAATGTTGTTTACTCATGAAGATTGGGTACAAGAACCAAGAGACTCAAGAATCTTTGATAAGATAGTTACTGGAGTTCCAGCACATTGTCGAGCTAAGCTATGGGCATTAGATCAGACTATATTTGATAAGACATGCTATATGGATGCTGACACATATTGTGAGCATGAAGACATAAAGTATATCTTTGATGATCTACCTGATAACTATGATATGGCTATGACTACTAATAGACCATATAATGCTAAGGTTGTCTACTTTAAGAAAGATAGAGAGCTTACTCATTACGAAGAAGAAGATAAGAAACTAATCTGGGAAAATGGGGATCCAGATGGTAAACCATTGTATGCAGTTCACTCTTGGGAAGAGAATGCTAAGAATGAAGTATACAGAATGTTATGGCATTGTGGAATGTTTATATATAATAATAAGCCGCATACGTTAAAAATGTTGCATGCATGGTATACTAATTATAGGGAGCAAATTGAGAACAAGAAAACATGGCACGAAAGATTTGAACATCCAAGATCACTATGGTTCTGGGATACGTATGCTTTCTGGCGAACAAACTTTTATACTAATTATGAAGTCAAGATTCGAGAGATCCATCCAAAGTGGAACTTTGTAAATGGATACAGAGATTTTGAGTTAAGTGAAAAACACCCAAAAGTTATTCACCACTACACAGTACCAGCCCGACCACAGGATGAAGGATTAATAGATGACCCCAATATATCAAATACAATCGGAAATTTTGACATACTTAAATGAGTGGCAAGAATTCATATGGGGACTTGAGCTCCATGAAAACTTTGGTAAAGATAAGAAGTTCAAAGCTCGAGGCGGTAAGTTCTATAACGAGAACCGATCAGAGTATGCAAGTTCTATAGAGTGTTTGCAATCATTGAAACATGATGAGCACGATGGCTTTCCACCAGACTCTTATGGATATGACTTCAATCAAATACCACAATGGGTTAAGTCAGGATCTATCAGTAAAGAAATAGGTGAGCCATTAGCAGAGAAGAGCAAATGGTTAGATGACAATCTTGGTGCTTATCTTGGATATAGGTTCTGTGCATTGAAGATGTTCTATCCTCCAGAAGGATATATCTCTTGGCATACTAACTGGAACGTACCAAGCTACAATATTTTGTTTACATATAATCCTACTGGTAATGGATTCTGGAGACATATCAATCCTACTGGTTCAACATCACATAAACCTAACATAGGAGAGAATGAAGAGAATGTAGTTACTATTCCTGACAAGCCAGGTTGGTCATGTAAGGTTGGTTACTACGGACGTAAAGAAGAACATGACAGGATTGTTTGGCATACAGCTTATACTAAGGAGCCAAGAATCACATTAGGTTATGTTATCTTTGAAGAAAGTATTTGGAAGAATACAGTTGAAGAGATTGCTGGTAAAGAATTAGTATGGCCTCTAGCTCCATATGAACCAGAAGCTGTACAAACATCCTTTACTAAATAAACCTCGATCCAAATTTATTATAGTTTTTATGAGACTTTTTGCATACGTTCACTAGCACGTAGTATAATATCTTCTCGTGCTTGGCTGTTACTGAGTCAGCTAAATCTATACCTGGTACTCTATAGTTACACATAGCATACATTATAAACCACAGGTCTTTAGGGCCTGTGAAAGTTATATTGTCCAACCCATTGTATGCAATAGCTTTTACATAACCTTGCCATTGATGCTCTGGAGTCATAGACTCATGAAGCTCTTTTACAATAGGCTGGATCTTTTTCCATTCTGCATCTTGCTCAGCAACAAACATTTGATTGAACAGTTGCTGACTGTATAGTAACATAACAAAGCCATATATTTGGCTATCAATCATCATTTTCATTTTATGTAAACCTTGTTAAGAATCTCGCAATGTGGTGTACAAATGGTAGTAGTGTTACTGCCATAAGCAGATTCACTCCTGTATGTGCCATTGCTATACGTAATGTATCACCTTTAGGCATTCCATCTGATACAAGTAATCCAGCTAACCATATAGTACCTGTTGTACCAATATTAGCTCCTAGTACAGCTGCAACTGCAGCTGGTAGTGGCACTGCTCCTGATGCTACTAATGCAATAATAGCTGTTGTTGATAGCGATGATGACTGCCACAATAGTGTCATTACTATACCACCAACAAACATATAATATGGATTGTGGATAAAGAAACTCAGATGATTAAGGTTGCCCATTGATTTCATCCCACCAGAAAACATCTTCAATCCAATATAGAAGACTACAAGTCCAACAAGAGCTGTAATCACTGGGTTACCTAGGTCCATTTTTGTCACTTTCTTTATAAGTTTATCTGTCTTACTCATCTTTCATTCCTCAACACCTTCATCAGCTTTTATATATCTTCTAGGACTCAGTGTAATATTACCATTATATTAAAGTTTTAATATCATTCGTCTTTGTTGACCTTTCCAATAACCATTATACGTTTAGCACCTAAGAACTCTCTGGACTCTCCATAGAATACCTTTCTAAGATGTCCTTGTGTAGCTAACTCTCCTGCACCTTCAGCACAATTGATGTGTAGCCATTTAACATTTTTGTTGTTGTTACTTTGTAATACATATAACTTATCTGGATACTGGTTTGTTATATGTTTCATATCCATCATATGTTCACAAGAACAATTGATAACAACATTGCCTTTGAGATCTAAGTTATCAAATACAACATCTTTATGATTGACTGTTACTTGTGGAAACTCATCTTTGTAAATATGCTGTGCAATATCGCAAGTATACTCATCAATGTCATATAGATTAATAGGAACATCATAACCAAGACGATTAACAAGCATAGGAACAACGACAATACCATACCAGCTAGCCAAGATATCAATACCTTTAATTCGTCTATCACGAAACCTCTCATCTACTAGTGTCTCAACTAACCACCACTTACTTTGTATTTGTGTTTCAAATATACATTCACTATAATCTTTGAACTTGTATATATGCTTATCAGCTATATATCCCATCCCTTTATGGAACAGCTGGTATGTTCTATCTAATGAATAATGTTGCATCAATCACCCCAAAATTGTTTCAACGTTTCTTCCTTATCTTCTACATTATCAAAACATGCAACAACATGATTGTCTCTCTTCTTATACTCATCAAGATCATCTGGAAACGATGAACCATACTTATATGAGTATGCAAGTTTACTTGGAAAAAACTTTAGCTTATCTCTATGTCTTCTATACATCCAGCCATCCAATCCATAGAATGACTTATATACCTTCTCTTTGTTGTCTTGAAAGTCTTTGTATTGTTCTTCAAAATTGTTATCTTTAAGATATAGTATTGATGAGTTAACATCACAGTTAAAGATATATTTGTTTATGTCATTACTGAACCATGTTGTCTTTAGTATCTGACCATTGTTAACAAACTCTTTTAGTTGACCATGAACATAACAATCTAAATCAAGATATATTGTATCGTTAGTAAACAATCCAGGTTCAAATAAGTTTACTTTGTTCCACCATAATCTATCAACACAAAATGATTTGTATTCATAGACTTGTATGTTCTGATCAAATCCTCTAGGATTATCAGTCCAGCATGTAAAGGTATTGACTTGATGTTTGACTTGGTGAAACAATTGGTTAACAAACTCATGTTTGTAGCCTGTGCCAACCTTCATACATACAACATCTAACTTCATAGGTATTGCTTCCACTCTTTAGCTACCCATCCAGTTTTTATATCTAATGGGTCTGGCTCATGATCTTCCATAAAGACACAGACAGCATGATCTGGTCTATACTTATATTTAGCCTCGCTACCTTTCACAGTATAGTTGTCTGGATATGCAGCACCTCTATTGAATGAGTATACAGATCCTTTTGGATAAGTGTTTATCTTATGTCTCCACTTACGCCACAAGTAAGCATCAGCACTATACAATGATTGCTTTATCATCTTATAGTTCTTACTAAAGTGTGTCCATATCTCATTTGTAACTGGATCAGTATTGTCTACGTATATCAAACTGGCATTGAACAACATTGTTAGAAAATAATTACCACCATGCATACCAACATGCCAAGGTGGCATCCAGTCACATGCAATCATTGCTGGTGTTGGTGTTTCAAGTATTCTATCCATTGGACCAAGAAATAAGTTATCAAGATCAGTGAATAGTATCTTACCTTCTATGCCACATAACTTAGGAGCAAACAATGACATCTTGATACCATCCCAGAAGTACCATTGTTCGTTGTTTACTATATCACTCCATAGCCATTGTTCTGTGCATTCAACTGCTTTGATGTCTTCGTCTAATCCTTTTGGATCATCTGTCATACAATAGGATTTGAACTCTTGATTGAAATGCTTCTTGGCCATTCTGTGGATTAAGTTTGGATACTCAGGACCAAACTTATCACCCCACTTCATAGTCATCAAGTTAATAATATTCAATACTCCTTATCACATGCTGACGTTCAGTCTTAATAATGTGTTCTTTCTGCTGACGTACAAGATGCATTGATGGATTATCTTTATGATCTTCTGCATTGAGATCAACATACTTCTTACCCATACCATTGAGCAATCTAAACACATATGCTTCTCTACGATGGAATGGTTGTTTATCTTTTGCAAAGAACTCTGAACCTTGTTCAGCTCCAAAGAAGTATGAGTATGCCCAACCTCTTGGTAGTGTGTTGATTATATCTCTGTGGTAATGGTTAATGTATTCATCATTACCTCTGAACTTGAATGCATATGTTTCTGGATCATGCATGAATTCTTTTGTAATAAAGTTCATTGAGTGACCATGCCACATCATGATAGAAGAATTAACTAGTGCAGCAAACTCAAAGTCTGGATCAAACCCTGATTGTTTGAATGCTTGTGATTCCCAATCGATAGGTTTCCAATAACAATACAACATAGTAAGTTTATCTTTAACAGCAAAGTCACACATTTGATCAAAGTCTCTTTGTATGACTGTATCAAGATCAAAGTATATGTTGAGTCCATCACCAGATATAGATTCATCAAACAGCATCATCTTGTTCCACCAACCCCATAGGTTGTATTCATTAACATCAATGATATTAATGCCAGGTACTGCTATAGTTGTTTGATTTGTTAGTAAGTTAAAATTATATGGCTCACTAAAGTTTGCATCTATCTGAGCCTTCAATTGATATACGTGTTCATCTGTATAGTACTCACTAGGATCAAACTCCATTTGATATGGAGTCTCAGTGTGTACAGTTTTGATACAGTAAATATTAATGCGTGTCATCTATCCACCTTCTTGTAATACTCAAGAATTCATCCACTTGCGTTACTCTCTCTTTATTATCTCTATTGATAAGTGCTAGAGGCAACCAATCCTTACATGCTATCCAATCATGTATTGTATGATGGTCACTTATAGTTGACCAAGTCAACCATGTACCGACACCATGATTCTTTAACTCTCTGAAACACTTCTCTATTGTAAATGCTCTTAGAGTCTTATCAAATTCAAATGGTAGTCTACCAGACGCATGAAACTGTTGAGGGTCTAAGTACGCCTGGTATGTGTCTTTATAAGTTGCAACATAATAATACTTATACTTCTTATTATTATACAATAATCTTATAGGGTTGAGCTCATCACCTTTTGGTTTCTCGAAGAACGCTGGTACTAATGACTTCTTCATTAATAGCCTCCTTCGTTAGCAACGATATGCGCGGGAAGGGGCGCCACTCTAAAGTCCTCCGTAATTCTTCCTCTGCGAGTTTGCTCCATGAATGGGTAAAGCCTAGAGTCCATATGACTATCCCAATCCGCAATTTTAATCCATATACCGCTTCGATGTAGCGCTCTTCCAATTGAATCCGGGTTAAGGGGGAACATAAAAGTGTCCGGTTCAATATGTTGGCCATAAATTGGTTTCTCCTTCCATGAATTGATATAGTCTACAGATAGACCATAATGATCTGCACACATCTGAATCATGTCATCCATGCTCCAGTTGTCTACACTCTCTAATAAATACCTACCATGCTGGCCAACGTTTTTGAAGCGTATCATTGCGTGGTCGATATTCTTTTGTTTGAACAAATGACGAAGTCTACTTGGGGCATCATCATTAATTCCTTTACATAATATAGTGCCGGTGTCAACAATAAAGTTACAAGCCTTGATATTCTCAAGAGCCATAATCTTTTGTTTAGCACATCTAAGTTCATCAATTGCTTCATACCAATCATCATTATCAACACCGTTCAATGACAAGTAGACGTGCGATAGCTTTGACTGTCGCAGACTACGAGTATACCTAATACTAGCCAATTTCAGTCCATTAGTCAACAGGGTACATCTATGCCCTGCCTTTCTGATCCTGACTATAATATCAGTTAGATCATTCCTCATGGTTGGCTCAGCACCCATGATTCTGATCATAGTTCTTTTTGGGAATCTACTGATCGTATTTATAAGACGATCGATGTCCATGTCAGGAATATCTCTATTTGGTATGTAACAATTTTGACATGTCATGTTACATTGGTGAGTTACATCTGCAGTGACATCTGTAAAGTGATTCTCCTCTGGCTCTAGTTCATAGTAGCCTTGTAAGGTGGTCATATACTTCCTCTGTGTACTCGAAGTTTGCTAAGACAGCAACCCTAACGTCTTTTGATTTATGAAACGATGCATGCGCATAGCTTGGATTGATAAACCAAACCTCTCCTATATCTATATTGTATTCTTCTTTTTTTGTTTTTATTGTTATTGGATCTGATAGAGGACAAATAATGTTATATGTGTTGGGTGGATCCATATGATAGTCTAAATGATTATCTGGATCTAACATAGCATATCTTGTATTAGTAACATCAAAAGGACAATGTAAAACAATCTCATCAGTATGGATTTGATTGTAGAAATCACCTAATTCATAAACGCGTTCACCAGTACTAACTCCTGCTACAGCATGTTCATGTCTGTGCTGTGCAGTCTTCTCGCCAGTCAAATTCTCTGGATCATCCGCTAAAGAATGGTATATAAATAAATTGTGTACAGTAATTTCTGGGGTAAGTTGCCCCAATTTGATAGCTGGAGGCAGCTTTCGGTTGCGACCATGAAGTCGTAATTCGTCAATTTTACTCATAATATGACCACATCATTGTTATTATAAATATATTTAGCTAAGTTAATAGGAGCAGATAATGGCGACAAAGGCAAACATTGTAATAGATCAAGGGGCATCATTCTCCACAGATATTGATATTACAGACGCAGCTGGCGCCCGAGTAGACTTATCTAATTATACAGCAAACTCTCAGCTACGTAAACACTTTTCTTCAACAAATGCAACTGCTACTTTTACTTGTACTACTGGTGGTACAAATGGTACAGTTACTATGGCACTTACTCATGCAGTAACAGCAAACATAACAGAAGGAAGATATGTTTACGATCTATCATTACACAACACATCTGCTAACACAAAGTTGAGAGCTGTAGAAGGAATTGTAACTGTCACACCAAGGGTAACAGCATAATGGTAAAAATGCTAAGAAATGATTTAGATACATTAACAATCTATGGCAATCCAATAGTAGGATCTGCCAACAAGCTATCTGCTTGTGAAGATGTTTCAGAACAAACATTAGCCAATGGAGCTATACTTGTATACAGTTCTAATGACAAGAAGTATATACTCCAAGAAGATTCAAACGATGGTGGTGAGTTCTAGTGGGACTCAGCATTCAGCTACCTGGTAATACCAAACCAACACCACTACATGCTAATGGTACAGCTTTAGCAAATGTGGCATCTGGTACTATTCATTTAGCTAATACAACAGGAACAATAAAGTTAACAATGCCAACTTCTATTGTAAGAAGAGTAGAAGATTTTGCTGATGTAAATAGTAGTAGTGTGAGTAACGGACAAGTTCTAAGATACATATCTGCTAATGATACATTCATTACAACAGATAGAAACGATGTAGACGGAGGTAGTTTCTAGTGGCCATACAAATTAAAAGAAGTGCTAATACAGCAACACCAACTAGTTTAGAAATTGGTGAGTTAGCATGGTCAACTAATAGCCAGCAAGTTTTTATTGGTAATGGATCTGCAGTAGTTGCAGTAGCTGGTGTACGAACACCAGGAACATTGACAGCTAACCAAGCAATGGTAGTTGATGCAAATAGTTTTCTTGATGAAATAAAAGTTGGTGGACTAACTCTTACAACATCAGGTACATCTAATACAAAGGTTGTAGGTATTGTTGCTAATGTTGAAGTAGCTAATACAACAACCATTGCTACATCTCAAGCTCTAAAAAATTATGTTGATGAGAATGCTGTCACAGGAGGATCAACACAACTCAATGGATTGACAGATGTCACCATAACAGATAGAGCTCAAAGTGATTTTATGATGGCTTCTAACACAACTCATGTTAGAAATGTAACAACAGCTGGAGGTGTTACTGCAACAGCAAATGATACAGTAGTAACATTCAACTGTGTTAATGCATCTTCAGACTTCTTAGTTGGAGCAAACTTACAAGTCACAACAGCATTGAAAGATGGCAGTGGCAATAGATTACAAATTTTATACGCCAATGGCGATGCAGCCTGGGGATAACAAATGGCAGTACCAAGTAGTAGAAGTGCATTCAAAGAACTGTGTCTCAGACGATTGGGTAAACCAGTCATTGAGATTAATGTTGATGATGATCAAGTAGAAGATCGTATTGATCAAGCACTAGCATATTATCAAGACTATCATTTTGATGGTGTTGAAAAAACATTCTTAAAACATGTTGTCACACAGACAGACATTGACAACCAATATATTGATATACCCAATACTACTATTGGAGTCATTAATATATTTGACATTGGTGATGCAACCAGTACTAATAACTTATTCAACATTAGATATCAAATTGCATTGAATGACTTGTATGATCTATCAAGATATGATCTTGTTCCTTTTTATATGAACTTTATGAACATTAGAATGATTGAAGAGATATTAGTTGGTAAACAACCAATAAGATATAACAGACATGTTAACAAACTCCACATTGATATGGATTGGGAAAAGTTAAATGTAGGTGACTTCATTGTAGCTCATGTATACAATAAGGTTGATGGTGATACATACACAGACCTTTGGGGTGATAGATGGTTAGCTGAGTATACAACATGTTTAATAAAATATCAATGGGGTTCAAATCTATCTAAGTTTACAGGTATGCAACTTCCTGGAGGTGTACAATTCAATGGAGCAGATATACTCTCACAGGCACAAATTGAAAAAGATAAATTAGAACAGGAGATGCTTTCATCATACTCCTTACCAGTACACGATATGACAGGTTAAGATGGTAGGTACAACAAGCCTTTATTTCAATAAGTTTGAACACTTTGGTGAACAAAACTTAATAGCTGATCTGGTTATTGAATCCATTGCAATATATGGAATCGATGTTGGATACCTATGTAAGAAGTTTACGTCAGAAGGATACGATCAACTATACACAGAAGAAGACTTGGCTGTATTTGATAATGTAACAGATGTTGCAATGTATGTTAGAAATGTTGATGGTTTTGAAGGAGAAGGTGACTTCTTATCTAAGTTTGGTTTAGAGATAAGAGACTCAATGACATTGTCTGTTGCCAGAAGATCATTTGAAAGTGAAGTAGAAGCTACACAAAACATATCAAGACCAAGAGAAGGTGACTTGATATTCTTCCCATTGAACCAAAAATTATATGAAATCAAGTTTGTTGAACACGAACCAGTATTCTATCAAATGGGTGCTTTACAATTCTATGATTGTAGAGTTGAATTGTTTGAATATTCTAATGAAAGAATGAACACAGGCATACCTGAGATAGATGAATTAGAAACTAAGTTCTCTCTTGACATCTATGAAGAAGTTCAGATGTTAGCAGAGGATGGAGAAGCATTATTCACTGAAGATGGTTTTAGACTTCTATCAGAAGAAGAGTCTGCAGAAGATGCTAGTGCAGATGCTGATAGAGATTATGATACAATCACGGATGCAGAGAATGTATTCTTGGAATCAGAAGCTGATAGTATAATAGACTTTAGTGACGCTGATCCATTCAGTGAGGGTGGTAGGTTTTAATGTTTGGACATACTTTTTATCACGGTACTCTACGTAAATACATTATCATCTTTGGTACTCTATTCAATGAGATAATAATAACAAGAACAGATAATAATGGCAATCGTGTTCAAGATATCAAAGTTCCATTAGCATATGGTCCTCGTGATAAAACAATCGCAAGACTAGAACAAGATCCTGACTTAGATAGAGAAGCAGCAGTAGTTCTTCCTCGTATGTCATTTGAAATGATTGGAATGTCATATGCAACAGAGCGTAAGTTAAATACCGTACGTAGAAATGTTGCAATACATGATTCAAATAACAATGCTAATCTAAGAACAATGTACAATCCTGTTCCATATGATATCAACATTGAGTTGAATATATTCAGTAGATATGCTGAAGACTCAACAAAGATACTTGAACAGATAATGCCATTCTTTACACCAGAGTTTACTGTTACAGCTGAGTTGATTCCAGAGATGGATTGGAAGATTGATATTCCAGTTGTCCTAGAAGCTGTAACAATATCAGATACCTACGAAGCAGACTTTCAACAAAGACGAGCTTTGATACACACTCTTACATTTACAGTCAAAGGACAATTGTTTGGTCCTGTTAGTAAGACTGGTGTTATCAAGAAAGCTAATACAATGTTTTATGTTGACACAACAACTAAGTTTGCAAACGTACACCCATCAAATACAACAGTGAAGACTATAGCAACAGGCCTTTCAAATGGTACTCAGTTTACACTTCACTCTCGCCAAACAATCACACCAGGGTTGCTGTCTAATGGTTCACCAACAACAAATGCATCATTAACAGTAGCCGCATCATCGATAAAGTCAACTGATGATTATGATTATATAACTAACTTTGAGGAGTTCTTCGATGGTGATGGAACAGGATAGACCTTTCAATGCTCATGCTGATCCTATTGCTAATGCTCTGGATATCAGTCCTAACACTGCCCCTTTGTCATTACACTCATCTAAAGATGTACCCGCCAATGTACCAGCCACAGGAACAGAAGCGACGGAAAAAGATGTAGAGTATGCTAGAGAAAATTTATATCATCTAGCTGAAAGAGGTAGAGATGCATTAGATGGAATACTTGATCTTGCTAATCAATCTCAACATCCTAGAGCATATGAAGTTGTAGGTCAACTGATAAAAACACTTACAGATACAAATGAAAAAATTGTAGACATACAAGCTAAAGCTAAAGATATACTATCTGATCCTAAAAAAGCTGGACCAGATAAAGTAACTAATAATTTATTTGTAGGAACAAACGCCGACTTAACCAAACTCTTAGGTGGGAATGCAAGGAGTCAATTGTTAGATGAACCTAAAAAATGAGTACATTTGGCATAGTGGTGATCCAGACTACGCAGGTAAAAGTTATATTATAAACGAAAAAGGCTTTCACTGGATGCAGAGGTTTGAAAAAACCAAGATGACATTCAGAGAGGCTTGCTTTGATGCAGCGCTGAGACTAAGAGAAAGAACAAATAAAAGATTAGTGTTGCCAGTCAGTGGTGGTTGTGATAGTGCTATCATTGCATATGTTTTTGATAAGTTAAACATTGAGCACGTAAAGATCAATCAAGTTTATCAATTCAGACATAAGATATTGAATCATGATGAGATACACAATCTAACAAACAACATGCCTATTACTTGTGACTATATTCAAAATGTAGATGTTGTCAAATTTGTCAAGTCAGATTACTATCAAAATACATTTCAAGATATGTTTCCTTGTCCAGCATATGCAGTATCTGAAACTGAATTAGTTAATCATAAAGCAATTGATCCTAAGAATGACTTTATTGTATGGGGCACTGGTGTGCCTGTGATAAACAGATACGTTGAGAACTGGCCAATACAATGCTTTGAACAAGGACTAAGAAGATTTAGAAGATTGGGATGCTCAGTTGTTGGAGTAGAAGATACTGAGTTCTTCGAAGACAATCCAATCATTCATGCTTCATGGTGGGATGATTATATGAAAGAGCAATTGGATATGTGGCATGAGAGTGGAATATACAATCACTCTTGGGATAAGATACTCAAAGCAATATACTTTGTCAAACATTTTCCAGAATTAGATAGATGGATGTTGCCAAAGAAGAGCTCACAAGAAGCATGGATATGGTTTGATAGAGAAGTACTCAACCATAAGACAAATCATTATATGAATATGGGCACTGGAGAGACATACTATTCTAGTCCATATGCAACATTCAACTCTTGCAAAACAGATGATATCTATGATGTTGTCAATAATGATCGATCTGTAAAGACTATAAATAACTTAAAAGGACAACTCTATTCATATACTGACTGGGCGGTAGAAGGTATTGATAGTAAATGGCAATAGTATCTGTCCGGGCCACATAGTTTATTATATACCAAAATAAGGATAAGTCAACGAATGTTTGAATATAATTTTAATTTAGTTAAAGTAGTTGACGGTGATACTGTTGACATCGATATTGATTTAGGTTTTGGTGTATGGTTAAGAAACCAACGTATCAGAATAATGGGAATTGATACACCAGAATCAAGAACGTCTGATCCAGTAGAGAAGAAGTATGGTATATTAGCAAAAGATCAAGTAGTTAAGTATCTTGCTAATTGTACTAAGTTCAAATCTTACAAGGATGAAAAAGGAAAGTTTGGTAGAATATTGGGAGACTTTGAAGTGTTCCACTCTACATCAAACAAATGGATGATGATGGCAGAAGCTATGATCATGGAAAACTACGGTGTTAAGTATCATGGACAATCAAAAGATATGATTGTGTCTGAACATCTTAACAATAGAACAAAGTTGAAAGAACGTGGCATTATCCCCGAATGAAATTTATCTAGGTAATCCCAGACTCAAAAAAGCTGGAGTTGCATTAGATTATACAGAAGAACAAATCCAAGAGTTAGTGAGATGCTCTAAGGATATTGAATACTTTTGTCGTACATATATGAAGATTGTCAACATTGATGAAGGTGTTGTTCCTCTTGATCTATATGATTTCCAATTAGACATAATGAAATCTGTTGTTCATAATCGTTTCTCTATATGTAAGATGCCTCGACAGTCTGGTAAGACAACAACCATGGTTGCTGTTATACTTTGGTTTATCTTATTCAACGAATCATTCAACTGTGCAATACTAGCTAACAAAGCAAGCACTGCTCGAGAGATATTGAGTAGATTGCAAATGGCATATGAATGGTTACCTCATTGGTTACAACAAGGACTAGTTGAATGGAACAAAGGTAGTCTTGAGTTAGAGAATGGAAGTAAGGTTCTTGCAAGTTCAACATCATCATCTGCTATACGAGGTGGTTCATTTTCGTTAGTATATCTTGATGAGTTTGCATTCGTAGATTCACAACTACAAGAAGAGTTCTTTGCATCAGTTTATCCTACCATTTCATCTGGTAGAACATCAAGAGTTATGATTACATCTACACCAAAAGGTATGAACTTGTTCTACAAGTTATGGGTAGATGCAGAAGAAGGAAGAAACGAATACGTTCCTATCCAAGTTCATTGGTCTGCTGTACCTGGTAGAGATGAAGAGTGGAAAGAACAAACAATCAAGAATACTAGTGAAGAACAATTCAGACAAGAGTTTGAATGTGACTTTATTGGTTCATCTAATACACTAATCAATCCTAGTAAGCTAGCAGCATTAACTTTCCATGAACCAATATCACAAAATGAGAACATGAAGATATGGAAAGAAACAGAAAGAAGTCATGTATATGCAATTAGTGTTGATACTTCAAGAGGTATAGGAAATGATTATAGCGCTTTTACTGTTGTTGATTGTACTAGTGTGCCTTATGAAATTGTCTGTACGTATAGATCCAATGTTATTGCTCCTATGCTATATCCTTCTATTATTTATGACGCTGCACGTAAGTATAACGATGCTATCGTACTTGTCGAAATTAATGACATAGGACAACAAGTTGCTGACATACTACATCATGAGTTGGAGTATGAAGGTATACTAACAGCTGAGTGGAAAGGTAGAGCTGGTCAATTATTGACAGCTGGCTTTGGTGGTAAGTCTCAACAGTTGGGTGTCAGAACAACTAAACAATTGAAGAGAGTTGGTTGTGCAGGTCTAAAGACTATTATTGAAAATGATCGTTTGAAGATCAATGATTTTGAAATACTCAAAGAGCTTACTGCATTTGTTGTAAGAGGTCAAAGCTATGCAGCTGAAGAAGGATATAATGATGATCTAGTAATGTCATTGGTATTGTTTGCTTGGTTAACAGGTCAAGAATACTTTAAAGAAATGACTGATATAGATATAAGAAAGAACTTACTTCTAGCAAATGAAAAAGCTATAGAAGAAGAAATGTTACCATTTGGATTCTTCCAAGATGGTATAAATGATCCAGAAGATGATATGCAAAAATATAAGTCGGACGATTGGATAACAGCTACGCCTTATGAAATTGAAGGATCGTGGTGAAAGCCGCTTTTTTATAAATAATGACATGCAAATCAAGCATTTCAAAACCTTAATGAAGGAGAATTAAGCCATGGCATTCCAAGTAAGTCCTGGTGTAAATGTTTCAGAAATTGACTTAACTACTATTGTACCTGCTGTTTCAACAACAGAAGGTGCATTTGCTGGTTCACTAAAGTGGGGTCCTGCAGAAGTTGCAACTCTTATTTCATCTGAAGAAGAGTTGGTTTCTAGATTTCACAAGCCAGATGGTACCAATTTTGAATCATTTTTCACTGCTGCCAACTTCCTCGCGTATGGGAACGCATTATACGTAAGCCGAGCTGTAGCAGCTACGGCATTGAATGCAACTGTGTTACAAAACCCTGCTACTGCAGTTAACTCAAGTAACACATCACATACTATCATGATAAAAAATAGAGAGCACTATGACAATGATGTTACAGTTCCAGCTGATAGTTCTTTCATAGCAAAGTATCCTGGTTCTCTTGGTAACTCATTAAAGATATCTATTTGTGATAGCTCTGATGCATTCGAATCAACAGTTTCTAATAACGTATCTGGTATATCTAACGTAGCATTGAATGTTGCAGTTGGTAATACTAGCGTTATAATTACTGCCGCTGATGTTAAAACAAGTTTCACACAAACATCTAACAATACTGTTGCAGAGTACTTACTCGCACAGAACACAGTATCAAATGTTGCTTCTAGCTTTGCAGTTGGAGACATCATTCGTTTGGGTAACTCTTCTATTGGAGTTCAAGAATTAGAAGTTGCTACTATTGGGTCTACATCTACTTCTGGTGCATTGCACGACAACAATAACGACACAATCTTTTCAGCAACAGCTACCTTAACATTGACGTCTAAGTTTACATTATCAACTGCTTTTTCACTAGACTTAACAACACAAAGTGTTACACGTAAGTGGCAATATCATAATAGATTTGATAAAGCTCCTGGTACAACACTGTGGACAAACAATGTTGCTAATAACTCTGATGCATCTGACGAGCTTCATATTATTGTTGCCGACGAAGATGGAGACATCACTGGAGTCAAAGGACAAATAATAGAAAAATATGCTGGACTATCTCGTGCAACTGATGCAAAAGATGAGTCTGGTGAATCAATTTACTACTATAATGTGATTGATAATCAATCACAATGGGTACTTAACGGTGGTAAGAAAGTTCGAGCAGGATCTGAGACACAAAACTCTACAGCTGATTATTCTAACACTGCTGTAAATATGTCTAACTCTGCTGTTACTAATACTGTTCCTTTCACAAGATCATTTACAATTGGTCGTGATGGTGGTACAGCAAACGTAACTGCTTTCCAAATTGCTGGTGACTCAGATAGTGGTGAAGCAAACATAGCAATTGGTCAATTATCTAATGCTGTTGATGTATTCAAGAATGCAGAAGATATTGATATATCAATTGTAATGCAAGGTAAAGCTAGAGGTGGTACTCATGATCATCAATGGGCTAACTATATCATTGATAACATTGCAGAGGCAAGAAAAGACTGTGTTGTAACAGTATCTCCTCCTAAGTCTGATGTTATTAATAACTTTGGTAACGAGTCTGCTAATACAGTTGACTTCAGAAATGCTCTGACATCATCCTCATATGGTATCATGGATGGTGGATTCAAGTATCAATACGATAGATATAATGACGTATACCGATATGTTCCATACAACGGAGACGTTGCTGGACTAATGGTTAGAACAGATACAACTAGAGACCCATGGTACTCTCCAGCTGGATTCAATAGAGGCATCATTAAGAATGTTGTTAAAAATTCTTACAATGCTGACAAAGCTGATAGAGATGTACTGTACAAGAATGGTGTTAATCCAATTACTACATTCCCAGGTCAAGGAACTATCTTGTTTGGCGACAAGACGCTGTTAGATAAGCCTAGTGCATTTGATAGAATTAATGTTCGAAGACTGTTCATTGTTCTTGAAAAAGCAATAGCTACAGCAGCTAAATTCACCTTGTTTGAATTCAACGACGAATTCACAAGAGCTCAGTTCAGAAATCTAGTCGAGCCTTTCCTACGGGATGTTCAAGGTCGACGTGGTATTTTTGACTTTAAGGTTGTTTGTGACGAAACAAATAACACTGGCGAAGTGATTGATAGAAACGAGTTTGTTGGTGACATATACATCAAGCCAGCTCGATCAATTAACTTCATACAGTTAAACTTTGTTGCGGTCAGAACCAACGTTGAGTTCAGTGAAATCGTTGGACAATTCTAAGCTAAATAGATATAAGGAATAGGAGAGTTCAATGGCCTTTAATATAAACGAAATCAGATCACAGCTAGCACTAGGTGGTGCACGCCCTGCTCTGTTTCAGGTTATCATGAACAACCCAGTCAATCCGGCTGGGGACGCGAAGCTGCCATTTATGGCTAGAGCAGCACAGATTCCTGCATCAACAATCGGAACAATCGAAGTGGGATACTTCGGTAGAAAGATCAAGATTGCTGGTGACAGAACATTCGCAGAGTGGACTATTACGGTAGTTAACGATGAGGACTTCCTCATCAGAAACGCAATGGAAGAGTGGATGCAAAACATCAATACTCATCTTGGTAACGTAAGGTCCTTTGGAACTTCGGCTCCAGCTCTATACAAAGAAAATGCCCAGGTTATCCAATATGCAAAAGTTGGTACACCGTTGCGCCAATATACCTTCAATGGTATGTGGCCAATTGAAGTCAGCTCAATTGACTTAGATTGGAACACAACAGATGCTATAGAAGAATTCAGTGTGACCTTCCAGTATGACTGGTGGGAAGTTGACGGAGGAACAACGGGTAACGCTGGCGGCAATTAGATGAATAATCTAACTACATAATGTGAAAGTGATATAATTACATGGCTACCCTTTTTGGTTTTGAAATAAAGAGAAGGGCGGACGATCAGGCTACTGCTTCGTTCGCTCCTCTTGCTTTGGATGACGGTGCGCATCAAGTCTCTACTGGAGGCATGTATGGCACATATGTTGATCTCGAAGGAGCAACACGTACCGAAGCAGAAATGATTACACGATATCGTAGAATGTCTATGCAGCCTGAGTGCGACATGGCTATTGATGATATCATACATGAGTTTATAGTATATGATGAACACCAAAGACTAGTAGAAATAAACCTTGACCACGTTAAAGGTATAGGTGCATCTACTAAGAAAGTCATTCAAGAAGAGTTTGAATACATTCTTGATCTGTTAGAGTTCAATGAGAAAGGCTATGAAGTAGCCAGACATTGGTATATTGATGGACGTATGTTCTATCATGTTATCATTGATCCAGAGAACGTAGCTGATGGTATTCAAGAGTTACGATATATTGATCCACGTAAGATCAAAAAAGTTAGAGAAAACAAAAAAGAACGTATACCTGGCACACAAGTTCAAGTAGAACGTACCAGAAGTGAGTTCTTTCTATACAACAATAAAGGATTTGTTGGATATCCTGGTGGCACTCCTTCATCTGCTGGTCAAGACCAAGGTGTTAAGATTGCCAAGGATGCTATACTCCATTGCACTTCTGGTGTGATGAGTGAAGATAACAGATTAGTTTTATCTCATTTACATAAGGCTATCAAGCCTCTCAACCAACTTCGTATATTAGAAGACGCAACGGTCATCTACCGAATAGCTAGAGCTCCTGAAAGGCGTATATTCTATATTGATGTTGGTAATCTACCCAAGATGAAAGCAGAGCAATACCTAAGAGATATGATGGTCAAGCATAAGAACAGATTGATCTATGATGCAGCCACTGGTGAGATCAGAGACGATCGTAAGTTTATGACAATGCTTGAAGACTACTGGCTCCCACGACGAGAAGGTGGTAGAGGTACAGAGATTACCACTCTACCGGGCGGTCAAAATCTTGGTGAGATGGATGATGTTATATACTTCCAAAAGAAGATGTATAAGTCTCTCAATGTTCCTGTCAGTCGCTTAGAGCCTGAAACAGGAATGACGTTGGGTCGTGCAACAGAGATCAATCGCGACGAAGTTAAATTTCAGAAGTTCATACAAAGATTGCGCATGAGATTCTCAATGCTATTTGATGGTGCATTAGAGAAACAATTAGTGCTCAAGGGTCATATGACACCAGAAGAGTATCAAGATATAAGACGTAATATCAAGTATGACTTCAAACAAGATAACTACTTTACTGAACTCAAAGAGAATGAAATAATCACAGAACGAGTCAATACATTGAATAGTATTGATCCGTATGTGGGTAAGTACTTCTCACAAGAATGGGTAAAACGTAATGTACTTAGAATGTCCGATGACGAAATTGCTACATTGGAAGATCAAATGAAGGACGAGAATGACGCAAACACAGAAATGGATGCGGCGTTAGCGGATCCTGACATGGGTACTAACAATATTGACGGGCAAAATGGTCCCCCTAGTGACGGATAAATATAAATAATTGGAGATATAATAATGGCTGAACCTGAGGTGGAAACACCAGGACAAACGTTGAACGATATGATTAAGGCCGCAAACAGTGGAGAACCAACTGCATTTGCAGATTACTTCTCTGGAGCAATGGTCGGTAAGGTTAATGATAAAGTTGACCAGATCAGACAAGTTGTTGCGGACAAACTGGCTGGATTAGATCCATCAAGTACTCCTGCTATGGAGCTTGGGCCAGAAGAACAAGAAGGTGAAGTAGAGGCATCAGCCGAAGACGATACAACTGAAGAAGAGGAAGAACAGTCAGATGAAGAGATTGAAACAGCTGACGGAACAACCGAAGAAGATTGATATCGTTCCTACTCCTGGACAGGACAAAGGAATGAATGTCAGTTACAAGAATCCCGGTGTGCCTGGCGAACGTGACTTCAAAGACAAGCATGTTATTGCCAAGACGGATTACCCTGTTCCTGAAAAGAACTCTGGTGACAAAGATGAGCTGTTCTCCGGAGCCAAAAGAACTAAAAAGAAACGAATAGCTGATCAAGAAAACGAAACTAATTCACAGATGTATGAAGCTGCTGCCAATAAGAAAGCAGAAGAGATCGTACAATCTATGAAAAAGAATAAGTCAGACTTTGTTAGCCGATACGGTAAAGATGCAGAGTCAGTCATGTATGCAACAGCCAATAAGATGTCTCAAGAAGACTTTGATCCTGAACAGGATGGCATATGGTTGTTAGATGATGATTCAGAAGTCAAGATTGAAGCACATGAAATGGCCAAACTTGAAGAAGTATTCGATAGTTTATCAGATGAACATCAAGACCAATTTGAAAATTTATTTCTACAAAACAGAGAAACCAACTCTGCATTGCTGAATTGGGTTAGGAGTGTAGCGTGATAAAAGTAATTGCTAATACAGCCGTACTAGATGCTGATCACGATCAACAATCTTACCGCTATGTTAGGATTGTTAACACGCATGCTACATCAGTTGCCAACGTAGAGATTGGAACAACAAACAGTAATGTTGTTAAGACAATCAACTTAGATGGCGGCGAGTCAGTGAATCTTGATCTTGGTGCAGTAGGAATGTATGTTTCATTGCACACTAATGTCGCAACATGTTACATCACTCCGATAGCTGGAGGAAGCTCAGAATGAAGCTAGTAACAGAACTTGTCGAACGAGTTGACGTCAAGATAGAAATAAACGAAGAGACAAAACAAAAGAGTCATTTCATTGAAGGTGTATTCCTTCAAGCAGAAATGAAGAACCGTAATGGTAGAATGTATCCTATGTCTACAATGTCAAAGGAAGTCAACCGTTACAATGAAGAATATATTCAAAAGAACAGAGCATATGGTGAGCTAGGTCATCCTAATGGACCTACAATTAACCTCGAAAGAGTGTCCCATATGATAAAAGATTTGCGCCAAGAAGGTAACAACTATATTGGTAAAGCAAAAGTTTTAGATACCCCGTATGGTAATATTGTCAAGAACTTGATTGACGAAGGTGCGCAGTTAGGTGTGTCAAGCCGCGGTATGGGTACTCTAAGAGAGAAGGCAGGATGTCAAGTAGTACAAGATGACTTTATGCTTTCTACGGCCGCTGACATTGTGGCTGATCCCTCAGCACCTCAAGCATTTGTTAATGGAGTGATGGAAGGGGTCGATTGGGTATATGACGCTGCATCTGGACATTTCAACGCAATGAAAGTTGTGGAAGAAACGAAAGATTTAGGACGGAAGTCGAGCAAGGAACTTCAAGAATCAGCGCTAAGACTATTCGATAAATACCTAAAATCGCTATAAAAAACAGTAAAATTATAAATAAGTTTAATGACAAACTATAGGAGTCAATAATGGCAAGAGAAGAAGCTCAGGATCAGATTGAGGATTTAGAATCCTTAACTGACGAAGAAGAAATTCTTGAAGCCGCTGACGACGATGAAGAACAAGAAGAAGAGCTTGTTGAATTCCAGGCTTCTGGTGAGGACTCTAGTGTGGCCGACCCAATCGATACTGGTTCTTCACGTAGGAAGGCGGATAAATCAAACGCTATGCCAATGCCTAAGTTAGGTAAAACTGGCGTAATACAAAACGTAGTAGATATGTTTTCTAAGATGACACCAGGCCAAGCCTCTAAGGCTTACAAAGGCTTGATGGATTCTTCTGGAAACAAAGCATCAATCACTGCAAAAGGTAATGCAGCTAGCCCTGTTAAACTTCATACAATGGCAAACATCAAAGTTAAAGAAGACTTAGAATTGCTTTTCAAAGACAAAGAAAGTCTCACAGAGGAATTCTTTGATCAAGCATCTACAATCTTTGAAGCAGCTTTGAATGCAAAAGCTACAGTAGTAGAAGAAGCATTGAAAGAAGCCTATGATAAGAAGTTAGCAGAAGCTACAGCTCAACACGAAACAGATCTTGAAAACAAGTTAGACGAATACTTAGAGTACGTTGCTGAAACTTGGATGAAAGAAAACGAGATCGCCATTGAATCAGCTCTTAAAGTAGAAATGGCTGAAAACTTTATGAATGGCGTCAAAGACCTATTCAAAGAATCTTACATTGAGATTCCTGAAGACAAGGTTGACCATGTTGCTGCAATGGAATCTGAAGTTGAAGAACTGAAGAAGAAGTTGGACGAAGCAGTCAACCAAGAGATTGACCTCAAAAAGGTCATGAAAGATCAACACGCAGCTATCCTTTTCAATGAAAAGAGTAGAGGCATGACCCTTAAACAACAAGATGAGTTTAAGGATCTAGTTGAAGGCCTAGACTATGATAGTGAAGAAGACTTCACATCGAAGCTCGACACTATTCTTGAAACATACTTTAACAAGAAACCAGCCGCAACAGAAACTGAGATCAATGAAGAACTAGTTGAAGTTGATACCGAAGATAAGCCTACGGGAATCTCTGACGGGCCAATGGCTGCTTATGCTCAGGCTATTTCAAGAACCCTTCAAAAATAAATCTTAACATACGGAGAAATAAATGTTAAACGAAGATTTATTGCAGAAATGGCAGCCCATTATTGAGCACCCCGACTTAGACAAAATTGGGGATGTTCATAAGCGGAACGTCACAGCTGTAATGCTAGAAAACACGGAATCTGCTCTTCGCGAGTCAGCTTCTTTTAACCCACAATCGTTGCTTGAAGCAGCCCCAACAAACGCTATGGGTGCTTCCTCTTCAACTGCTGGCGATGGTAACATTGACATATACGATCCAGTTCTAATCAGCTTGGTTCGTCGTGCAATGCCAAACTTAGTAGCATATGACATCATGGGTGTTCAGCCTATGACTGGTCCTACTGGTTTGATCTTTGCAATGAGATCACGTTACACTAACCAGACTGGTGATGAGACATTCTATAACGAAGTTAACACTGGCTTCTCTATGGATAAAGATAGCTCCACAAACACCAACGTTGGTGGTGCTACTCAAAACCTAGGTACATTCGTAGGTAACGGTTACTTAAACAGTTCTGCTTCTAACATTGAACTGTACAACTATGCTGCTGGTATGACAACAGCTCAAGCAGAGCGCTTGGGTGATGGTGCCGCTAACGCTTTCCCAGAGATGGCATTCAGCATTGAGAAGATTGCTGTGACTGCAAAGTCCAGAGCTCTCAAAGCAGAATACACCATGGAATTGGCACAGGACTTAAAAGCAATCCACGGATTGGATGCTGAGTCCGAACTAGCTAACATTCTTTCGACTGAAATCTTGGCTGAAATCAACCGAGAAATGATTCGAACAGTTAATGTTATCGCTAAGGTTGGTGCCCAAGATGACACGACTACAGCAGGTAAATTTGACTTAGACACCGACTCTAACGGTCGTTGGATGGTTGAGAAGTTCAAAGGTCTGATGTTCCAGATCGAACGAGAAGCTAACAGTATTGCGAAGGGTACTCGTAGGGGGAAAGGCAACATGCTGATCTGCTCTTCAGATGTTGCATCCGCACTACAAATGGCTGGTGTATTAGATTACACTCCAGCTCTTAACTCTAACAATTTGCAAGTAGATGACACAGGCAACACTTTTGCTGGTGTACTAAACGGACGAATTCGAGTATACATTGACCCTTATACAACTGGCAACTATATGACAGTTGGTTATAAAGGCTCTAGTGCATTTGATGCCGGTCTATTCTACTGCCCATATGTTCCATTACAAATGGTTCGTGCGGTTGGGGAAGATACTTTCCAACCTAAAATCGGCTTCAAGACTCGTTACGGCGTGATCGAGAATCCGTTTGCACGAGGTACATCAGCTCTAGCAGCTGCTGGTACGCTTTCTGCAGACTCCAATGAGTACTACAGAAAGATCCTTGTAGATAACATAATGTAATTTAGGTTACATAACCAACTTAGAGGAGGCTTCGGCCTCCTCTTTTTTTGTATAAATAGACATATGATAGTTAAACAACAAGTACTGGTTAACGTCAGATATTGGATGCCCGACTATAACAACATCCTTCAAGAGTTCTATTGGGGCACAGAAGACATAGTACCAGAGTATCCTAGAGTACATAAGTTTTTAAATTATTGGCATTTAAACATTGAAGCTGTGATAAACGAAGTATTGATTGCAGATTCATATAGTAGAGAATTTAGGAGTGTAGATTGGCTACTCAAGTCGCAGGAGCACTAACTGATCAGCCTGATAATACTCAGTTCCTATCACCACTGGGTTTCAACTTTTCAATTAAGAAGCTACCAAACACAAACTACTTTGTACAAGCAGTGAATGTTCCTACTGTACAAATGGGTGATGCAGTATTACCAACACCTTTTGTTAACATTCCAACAATTGGTGATCGTATGGCATTTGCTGAGTTTCAACTATCCTTCAAAGTAGATGAGGATATGAAAAACTATATTGAATTGTTTGATTGGATGGTTCAATTAGGATTCCCAGAAGACTTTGCTCAAGCTAAAAACATATATGAAAAGCAAAGAAGTGTTGACTTTTTAGCAGAAGGGCCGTATAGTGATGCTACTTTAACTATAATGAACAGTGCTATGAACCCTAACTTAGAAGTACAATTTGAAGACTGTTATCCAACAGCACTGTCTGATTTACAATTTTCAACCACGGCACCTTCAGTTGATTACATAGAGTGCCAAGCAACATTTAGATATAAATTGTTCAGGATTCTAAGACTGAGCTCATCTGGGACTACGGATACACAATCTACTAATTTTGCATAGGATTTATTATGAGTTATATTGAACCGAAGTGCGTCGAAGGCGCCTTCTCTGAAGACCTATTGCTCGACATCAAAAGAAAATATTGCACATGGTTCCAACATGGTTGGAAGTCTCATAATCGTAACACATTTGAATTTGGTCATGGTCAACATAACATTGTTAAGCAGCCAAAGTTCTTTCAATGGGATATGTTAAACTCACCAGACATAGAACAAAACCATCCAATAATGTTAGATGCATTTGACGTTCTTCAAGATGTTATAGGTAAGAGAGCATTATATAGAACGTATACAAAGACATATCACTTTGGACAAGATGCATATCCACATACAGATAAACAAGCAAGAGATGGAGACGTAGTTCAATCACATCCTGGATTTGAAACTGCTATTCTTTATATGACAAAGGATTGGGATCCTAAGTACTATGGTATGACTCTATTGTATGACGATAGTCAAGATGTAGAAGTTGCCATGTTGCCAAAGTATAATAGATTGTTTATCTTTGATAGTGCTCAGCTACATTCAACATCACCTCTATCAAGAATAACTCCTTTTGAGAAAACCATTATGGTATTCAACACTGCTCCAAAAGGTTATGGTGATGAGGGTGTAAAGTATCTGTATGACAATACAACTAAAGTTCAACATACAGGAAGACCATTCTTCCATCATCTATGGAATGTCTATATGTACTTAGAACAGTTAGGTGCTGAGAAGCCAGTGTGTATGGCAGGGTTATGGCATAGTGTGTATGGTGATGTGTATAAGAAACATGATGTCAATATGTTCACACCAAAGATAGTTGAGAAGCATATTGGTAAAGAAGCAGAACGTCTTATCAAAGCATATGGTGATATGGCTCATGGAATATCTCCACGATTCGTCAATGTTATCAATAGTGGTGATAAGAGACTAATGATGATTGAGTTAGCTAATCTTGTTGACCAAAACTTCAATGGACAGTATAATGAAAGATGTCAGAAGTTAGTGGTAGCAATCGATGAACTTAAATGATTATTATGATCACTGGGCAAAAGATTCTAAGATAGATAGAACTGAGCTTGGTGAAGAGTCTATACGTATACCTCAACTCCATCACAAATACTATAGGTACTTTGCTGAAGAGAGATTGAAGTTAACTAAACTTCAAGAGGAGTATAAGAGTCTCAAAAAAGACAAACATGATTACTATTCTGGTGTAATGGCAGAAGAGGATCTTGTTGAACGTGGTTGGGAACCTAACCCTCTACGTATTCTCAAAACAGACGTACCAATGTACATTGAGTCTGATAAAGATATAACAAACCATAACTTAAAAATAGCATATGCAAAAGAAAAGGTAGAGTTCTTAGAATCAATAATAAGATCATTGAATGTAAGAGGATACCAGATCAAGACTGCTGTTGATTGGGAAAAGTTTAAAGTAGGTTTATGATAGAAATTGTTTACAAAGATGACGTCCACCTCCAAGTAAAATGTGATTCCTCTGTAGCTCAAGAGCTATCAGACTTCTTTACGTTTGATGTACCTGGTGCAAAGTTCATGCCAGCTGTACGCAATAGAGTATGGGATGGTAAGATAAGATTGTTCAATTCTGTGACAAGGACGGTATACACAGGACTGAAAGATTATATTGTTGACTTTTGTGGTGTGCGAGGATATAATTGTATAGTGGACGAAAGATTAGTTGCCACAACTCCTTTCACAATTGATGATGTAGATGACTTGGCTAAGACATTGAAACTAAGTATGGAACCAAGAAACTATCAGAAGAATGCTGTAGCTCATGCTATAACAAATAAGAGAGCTATGTTGGTATCTCCTACTGCTTCTGGTAAGTCTATGATCATCTATATGATTGCAAGATACTATCCTATGAAGAAGTTAATCATTGTACCTACTACAGGTCTTGTTGCACAGCTTGCATCAGACTTTCATGAGTATGGATACACAGATGACATTCATATGATTACAGCTGGTGCTAGTAAAGATATTGATACAGAGATTACTATTACAACGTGGCAGTCAATATACAAGCTACCAAGAAAATGGTTTGAGCAATTCCAAGTTGTTATTGGTGACGAGGCTCACTTATTCAAAGCTAAGTCATTGACTACAATAATGTCTAAACTAGTTAACTGTCCATACAAGTTTGGATTCACAGGTACACTAGACGACTCACAGACACATAAGTTAGTGTTAGAAGGATTGTTTGGTCCAGTAGAAAAAGTAGTAACCACATCTGAGTTGATAGAACAAAAACATTTAGCTGAGTTAAAGATAAATATATGCATCCTAGACCATAGTAGTGAGAACAAGGCAAAGATGGCTAGGGCGTCTTACAGAGATGAAGTTAACTATATTATAGCAAGTAAAGCTCGTAATGACTTTCTAATTGAGTTGTGTAAGGAGCTAAAAGGCAATACACTCTTGCTATATGCACTAGTTGAAAAGCATGGAAAAGTGTTATATGACATGGCTCAAGAATTGGATAAACCAACATTCTTCATCCATGGTGGCGTTTCTGGAGAAGAAAGAAATGAAGTTAGAGCAATTGTTGAGAAAGAAGAACGAGCAGTCATCATTGCATCGTATGGTACATTTAGTACTGGTGTTAACATTCGCAGGCTTAATAACATCGTGTTCGCTAGCCCCTCAAAAAGTAAGATTCGGGTATTGCAATCAATTGGTAGAGGCTTGCGGAAAGACCCAGGTAATATGGGAACTAGACTTTACGACATCGTCGACAATCTTTCCAAAGGAAAGTGGGTTAACTATACCGCCAGGCATTACTCGGATAGAGTAAAGCTGTACAATGATGAACAATTTCCATATAAAGTATACACGTATACACTAAAGGAGTAGTTATGCCAGCAGGGTATTATGGCTTAGTAAAGCTAATGAATGGTGAAGAGATTCTAACAAGAGTGGTTGAAGATGATGGAGAGTATCTTCTATTTGAAGATCCTGTCATTATGTACAGATCTATCTCACCAAATGGAATGACATGGATCCAATGTTCGCATTGGTTACTATTCAACAAGACAAACTTGATAACAGTCCATAAGTCTAAGGTCATTGCAATTGCAGATGATCTACATGAAAACATTATTGATAATTATGAAAGATTTTTGAAAGAAGGATACACAGAGATGGAAGCACAGAATGAAGATATTGCGGAGCAACGCAAGAGAACCAAACGAATGGTTGAAGCTCTAGGCGTTGGTGATGCCAACACTACTTATCATTAATGGCTAAGGCTAAGAAGGCACACTATGTCGATAACAAGCAATTGTACGCTGTTATGGTCGAGTATAAAAAAGCTGTTAATGAATCAGAAGAAAGTGGAGATATCAAACCACAAATACCAAACTACGTTGGGCGTTGCTTACTTCAGATCGCTAATAGGTTAGCAACTAAACCAAACTTTGCTAACTATACATTCAAGGATGATATGATTAGTGATGGTATTGAGAACTGTGTAAGTTATATTCATAACTTTGATCCAGAGAAGTCTAATAATCCTTTTGCATACTTCACACAAATTATTTACTATGCATTCTTGAGAAGGATACAAAAGGAGAAGAAGCAGCTATACATCAAACATAAGTCATTGGAACAGTCTGTGCTGTTTAACTCACTAGTTGAGGGTGATGATATGGGTATAGGTAACAATGTTGAAATTGGCAGTGATTATATGAATGACTTTGTCAAGAACTTTGAAGCTAAAGAAGTAAAGACAAAGGAAAAACGTAAACAAGCCAAAGGTGTTGAGAAATATTTTTAGATGAAAATTGCATTATTGACAGACCTTCACTTTGGTGTTCGCAATGATAATCAAAAGGTTGCAGCATTCCAGAAGAAGTTCTTTGACGAAGTATTCTTTCCTTATGTGGATGAGAATAACATAACAGAAATAGTTAACTTGGGTGATACGTTTGATAGACGAAAGTTCATATCGTATACATCACTCAAGACAGCTAAAGAGATGTTGTTTCAGCCATTGTATGAACGTGACATTAAGATGTATACTATTGTAGGTAATCATGATATCACCTATAAGAATACATTGGATGTAAATAGTATCAATCTATTGCTTGATGGCTATGATAACATAATTGAGTACAGCGAACCTGCAGAGATCAATATTGATGGTCTTGATATACTATTGGTTCCATGGATCTGTAAAGATAATGAAGAGAAGACTTGGGAGATGATTGAGAAGACTAAAGCACAGGTTTGCTTTGGACATCTTGAGCTTACTGGGTTTCAAATGTATAGAGGTATGCCTAACTATGAAGGATGTAATCCAAAAGCATTTGAGAAGTTTGACCAGGTCTATAGTGGACACTTCCATCATAGAAGTACATCTGGCAATGTAACTTATCTTGGTACAGCATATGAGATGACATGGTCATGTTATGATGACATAAAAGGATTTCATATCTATGATACTGATACAAGAGAGTTGACTTTCATACCAAATAGTAGTATACTATTCAATAAGATCTGGTATGATGATACTAATATGACATACGAGGATCTGAATGAGATTACACACAATGGCTTGGAAAACTCTTACATCAAACTGATTATTAAGGAAAAGAATAATCCGGTGATGTTTGATACATTGATCTCTTCGTTAGAAGATTTCAATCCAATCCATCTACAAGTTGTGGATGATCATTTGAATCTTGACTTAGATGATGATGCTGATATCATCGATGAAGCTGAGGATACAATGACTATACTTGATGGGTATATTGAAGGGTTGGATCTAAAGCACAACAAGAAAGAATTGAAGAATCTTATGCATGGACTATATAATGAAGCCTTGGCGGTTGAATGATTGAGTTTAAATGTGTGCGTTGGAAGAACTTTGTTTCTTATGGGGATGCACAGACTGAAGTAGTCTTTAACACTAATAAAGCTACTCTAGTCATTGGGGATAATGGAGCTGGTAAGTCGACTATGATCGATGCTATTTGTTATGCATTGTATGGTAAGGCTTTTCGTAATGTTGCAACTACACAACTAATTAACTCAGTCAATACAAACCACATGGAGGTAGAGTGTGAGTTCAGGATCGGTAAGCAGGAATACCGTATTGCTCGTGGCCTTAAGCCGAGGTATTTTGAAGTGTGGCAAAATGGTAAGCTGCTCAATCAAGAAGCTAATGCAAGAGACTATCAAGAAGTTCTCGAAAAGCAAATCCTGAAAGTAACATACAAGTCATTCAAACAGATAGTTGTTCTTGGTTCAAGTAACTTCATTCCATTCATGCAGATGAATAGTAAAGACAGGAAGGAAGTTATTGAGGACCTATTGGACATTGGTATCTTTTCTGTAATGTCATCTATACTAAAAGATAAGGTATCGAGACACAGAGAAGAGCTCCAAAAAATTGAGTATGAAAAAAGCCTGGTTGAAACTCGTATATCTTTACTCCACGAGAACATTGAGAATCTAAGACAAGCACAGTCTGATGATATTGCAAGAAAGAAAAAATCTATCGAGGCTGCAAACAAAGACATTGATCTTTTGAACTTTGCTGTTAAAGAAATCCAAGGAACTATAAGCGAGTTTGAACAACGTAAATCTGATGAAGATAAAGTTACTAAGGAAAAGAAAGAAGGAGAAAAGATTCTTGACCGACTTATCAATAAGCAAGATCGTCATAGGCACACCATTGACTTCTTTCATAACAAAGATGAATGTCCAACTTGTCAGCAGGAGATTAATCCAGAGTTCAAAGAAGGACGCATTGCAGAAGAAGAAGAGGCATTTCTTGAACTCAGCAACGGAATGGATGAACTCAGAAAAGTTATAACAGATAAAGAAAACCGTCTTGGAGAGATCAACAAGATACAGATGGAGATCAATGCATTACAGCACCAAGTTATTGATAAGCAATCTTTGATCAACAGTAAGACAATGTTAATCAATGAACTGCAAGAACAAGTTACACAGGTTGCTGATAATGATAAACTAATCAAAGCTAAGGAAGCAGAGATAACAGAAGAGGATGTTAATCTACAGAACTTACATACAGAAACATCTGATGCAATATTGAAGAAGAATGTTATGGATGTAGGTACAAAGCTATTGAGAGATACAGGAATCAAGAGTCGTATCATTAAGCAATATATACCAATTATAAATAAGCTCATCAATAAATATCTTGCAGCCATGGATTTCTTTGTACAGTTTGAACTGGATGAGAACTTCAATGAGACTATTAAGTCACGATATCGTGATGAGTTCAGTTATGCCTCCTTCAGTGAAGGAGAAAAGATGCGGATTGATTTATCTCTTCTATTTGCTTGGCGGGCTATTGCTAAGCTAAAAAACAGTGCAAATACTAATCTATTGATAATGGATGAGGTGTTTGATAGTAGTCTGGATACAACAGGTACAGATGAGTTCATGAAGATAATTATGGACATTGTATCTGATACTAACGTATTCATCATTAGTCATAAAACAGATCAACTAGTTGATAAATTTACAAACGTGATAAGATTTGAAAAACATAAAAACTTCAGTAGGATGGTAGCATAATGGCAGTTGGTAAAGACCCTGGTAAAGCACACTTTTGGTTGAGTATGGTTAAGAGTGGAGTGAGAATAGTAGGATGTTTCATATTAATGAATGGTATGTTTTGGGGTGCAGGGATGTTGTTTCTGGGTGCAGAGATGATTGGTATAGCTGAGGAACTGGTAGATTGATTACTGGAATTACAGCTTCATCATTTGACTTACTACACGCAGGTCATATCTTAATGTTAAGAGAGGCAAAGACACAATGTGATCATTTGATATGTGCATTACAAATTGATCCAACTGTTGACAGACCAAGTAAGAATAAACCAGTACAAACGTACATGGAAAGATTCATACAACTAGATGCAGTAAAGTATGTTGATGAGATTATACCATATCAAACTGAAGAAGAGCTTCTAGCTCTTTTTCGTCATCTTCCAGTTGATATTAGAATCATTGGAGAGGATTACAAAGATAAAGAGTTCACAGGAAAAGATGATGTACCAGTATACTACAATAGAAGACAGCATCAGTTTAGTACTTCAGGATTAAGAAACAGAGTGGTGGCAAATACTCATGGCAGAACTTAAATTCAATACTGAGTCATCAGATAAAGGTGTTCCGTTTTGGTATGCCTACAAGCCAATGATCCATGATAAAGATGGAACAATGGACCTTGAAATAAAACATGACTTTCTACATGACACAAACTTAGAAAAATTTAACTTTGATGATCCTCAAGTTGATGCTCCTAACTTAGCAGCATCAATGGTTAAGCTAATGAGAAAGCTAGGTGGATATGGTCTTGCTGCTAACCAAGTAGGATTACCATTGAGGATGTTTGTAATTGAAGGAGAACCAGCATATGCTATATTCAATCCAAGGATAACATACTTTGGCGATGAACAGATACTACTTGAAGAAGGATGTTTATCATATCCTGGTATGAGTCTAAAAATAACTAGACCTAGATTCATGAGAGCTAGGTTCCAAGATCCATATGGTGACTTTGTCACCAAACAGTTTGATGGTATTTCATCAAGAGTATTCCAACATGAATATGATCACACAGAAGGTGTTGACTTTACACAAAAAGTAAGTAAAATGAAACTGCAAATGGCCAAGAAGAAATGGACAAAGAAATATGGCAGAACGAAGCTCAGCTTACCAAGTAGCCTATAGTGAAATCTTTCATTCTATTCAAGGTGAAGGAAAGTATACTGGCGTTCCTACTGCATGGTTTAGATTCTTTTTATGTAATCTCCAATGTGATGGTTTCATGCAGAAAGATCCAACTAATCCAGACACGTATGAATTACCATACTTAAACATAGACACAGAAGAGTTTGAAAGTTTAGAAGACCTTCCTGTCTTTAATAAAGGCTGTGATAGTTCTTATTCTTGGAGTAAGAAGTATAAGCACCTACAACGTAAAGGTACCCCAGATGAAATTGTACAACGTCTTACTAAGATGATGGTATCGCCAAGTAATCCAAAAGGAAGATTTAAACATCCTAATGGTGTATGGCAACATATGTGCTTTACTGGAGGCGAGCCTCTTATGAGGCATGCACAGAAAGCTGTACCAGATCTCCTTAGAGCATTCAAGGAAGATGAATATAATGTGCCTGAGAGTGTTACATTTGAGACCAATGGTACACAAGAGTTGACTCCTGACTTTATAAACTTCTTTACCAACAGAGGTTTATTTGATCAAGAGTTATTCTTCTCAATAAGTCCTAAGTTAGAAACTGTATCTGGTGAAAAGAAAGCTAAGGCTATCAAGCCTGACACTCTCAAGAGCTATAGAATGTTATCGCCTCATGGTCAGATAAAGTTTGTACTTGGAGCCGAAGAAAGACAATGGGAGGAGATGGAAGATGTTCTATCTGATCTTAGGAGTGTTGGTGTTGATTATCCTGTCTGGATTATGCCTGTTGGGGCGCTTGCTGAGCAGCAAGAAGAAACTGCTGGTGAAGTGGCTGAAAAGGCATTCAAGAGAGGGTATAACGTAAGTGCTAGAGTGCACTGCTACTTGTGGGGGAATTTGATAGGTGTTTGAAACAATATCATGTACCAAAATTTTACATACAGAAATTGGTAAGGAGCTTAACAATCGAAAGATTAGTGAGCTTTGTATGGCTTGGCAGCATAAAAAGATTGACGAAAGTCCTAATGCTACTGGTTATGAAGACTCGAGGATACCAGATGATCCTGAGATAACTAAGTTGACTGAAAAAGTAATGTCAGTTGTTCATTCAAATATAGATGATAGATATTATCTAGCTGAGATATGGGCACACATTCTAGTAGAGAATCAATCTACTATGATTCATAGTCACCGTAACGAAAGAGACACAAAGAATTTATTCTTGTCTTGGGTTTACTATCCACTGTTGCCTTCTGAGAAGTATGGTGGTAGACTAAGGTTCCAAATGGTTAGTCATATGAAAATGGACAACCATGAGATCACTCCACGGGTTGGTCATCTTGTTATCTTTCCATCATGGCTGAATCATTATACAACTCCAAACACGTCTGAGGATGTTCGTATATCAATAAGTGGTAATCTGAAGATACAAGAAGATGATTATCAAAAGGTTTGGCGTGATAGAACTTCTGGAATACATGACTTTTATAGTTAGGGGATAACAATGGCAAAATATGTTAGTACGAAGACTTATACGCATCTAGGACCTGTTGCATATAGGCAATGGAGAGCTGATTCTCACTGCAATCTTATCCATGGATATGCATTATCATTTCACTTTGAGTTTGAGTGTGATACATTGGATGCACGCAATTGGTGTATGGACTTTGGTGGCTTGAAGCCTCTCAAGGCAAACCTAGAAGATTGGTTTGATCATACACTACTTGTTGCAGAAGATGATCCTGATAGAGAACATCTATTGAAACTTGGTGAGCTTGGACTTGCTAAGATTACTGAAGTTGCAAAGACTGGATGTGAAGGTATTGCAGACTTCTTGTATGAGTATATCAACACAATTATGTTACCAGACTATGGTGAAGGTGATCGTGTTTGGTGTAGTAAAGTAGAAGTTAGAGAAACAGCTAGCAACATGGCTATGAGGATTGGTCATAGATCAGATGGAGAGTTTGATGAATAGTTTTCTCATTGCATTAAAAGCTAAGTATCAAGCTGAAATGGCTGCTGCTAAAGCTAACATTGAAGTGTATCTATCTAACCCTACAGGTATAGGTGAGCATCCAGATCTAGTAGAGGCAATAGATTCTCAGATAGCTATTCTTGCAGAAGCTGAAGATAAACTGGACGCATTAAAACACTTCCAATGATAAACTATACATACAAACAATTTAGTAATGATGTAGAAAAGCTAAGTCAAACTATAGCTTGCATGGATGAGGTAAAGACACCTCATCTTAAATGGCAACCTAATACAGTTGTATCTATTGCTAGAGGTGGATTAGTTCCAGGAGTATATCTGTCACATAGTCTTGACATTAAGAATGTTCCTATTGTATGGCAGACTAGAGATGGATGCACTAAAGAACCTGTACCTGATAGTCTTTTGGGTAGAGGTAGCCAACTACTGATTGTAGATGACATAAATGATTCCGGTGAAACTTTTCACCAGATAATGGATGATATAAGAAGGAGATATGAATACGGAGAAGCAGAGTTAAAACAAAATATAAAGACTGCGACACTATGGTCGAGGTCCGTATCTAACTTTCACGTTGACTTTACAATACGAAAGATTGATACTGACGAATGGATAATATTCCCTTGGGAAAAAGGATAACGAATGTCACACCCAGATTATAAATCTGACCCTGCATTGGGTCTAAAAGTAAAAGAACATCTAGAAAGCATTGGTCTTGAGACACCTATGACTAAGCTAGTTGATGTTGATATGGATAATAAGATCAAAACTATT